AGTCCTACCCTCCGCCTTCTCGATAACCCCCGCATCCCGCAGCCGTTTCAGCACTGCGTTGACCTTCTCCATCGCGTCGTTGCTCGCTTCGAGCCATTCCCTGTAAGCCTCCGGATCATCCTCGCACACGTTCGAGAGTTGATCCGCCCGTTCGACGGCCAGAAGCGCGGATTCCATGTCCGGAGATGCGGCGAACAGGTGCGCATTTTCTCGCGGACTTGTCCCGGCTCCGTCGTCGATAATGGCGAGTCTTGCCATCCCATAACCGACCGGCGCTTGCACCCAGTATGTTTCACCTACCAACGCAACAGAGTACGGCCCAGATGTGCGCATCATGACTGAACCTCCTTCAGTTCTTCCTCCAGACGTCGCAGGAACGATTCTTCCCCGTCGTCATCCGACAGAAGCCAGTCGACCCGCTGTGCGTACACGTATGCTATGTGCAGATGCTTCACGGCCTCATTGAGTTTCGCGATAACCTCTGGACTGTACTGCCGACCGCGAGGGTAGCCGAACTGGTCCGGCGTTGTGTCGTTGTTCTCGTTTATGACATCCTGTATGTCGTCCGCAATCTCTCTGATGCAATCCTGCCCGTAATCAAAGTGTCCGCCGCTCACGCCGCTTCCTCCCTTCCCATCCTCAGCAGGCTCGGCGCCTTCGTCGCGCCGCCGTGATGCGGAATCTTCGCCCCGAAGCACGTCCGAATCTGGTACTCGGTAAACGACTCGATGCAGCCGCCGACCGACTCGAACATGAACAACCGCCCTCCCGTCGCGTGCGGAGCCTTGACCTCCCGGACGAACCGCATCTTTTCGCAGTCGTCCGCCGCGAACCCCCCGGAATGGACACCCGAGACGAGCCTGTAGGATTCGCCGGGAATCAGGACCGGCAACGGAACCATCGGCGGCAGATCCACCTTCTGACGCATGACCCTGTGATTGACGCGAATCAGCGGCGCGCCCTCTTTCTCCTGTTCGCGACGGAAGAATGACCGGAGCGCCTCGTAGCTGAAGCCGAATCGTTCCGCCGTCTCGGTCAACCCGTGCCCGGCGTCCAGAAAGTCCTGCATCTCGTCCTTCATTTCAAGGAATCGCATTCGCTGTTTCGTCTGTTTGAGCGGCATTTCGGGAATGGGCTTTTCGAGGTATTCGGCCTTGCGTTTCTTCGTGGGCGGCTTCGTCGGTTTGATGAACATCGCTTCGACTTCGGCCATGCGTTGCTTTTTCTTGCTTTCTATGGACATCGCCCCCTTGGAACGGGCTTATGCGCTATGCGCGCATCGTTATGCCGCTTCCTTGAACAACATGAAAACCTGCTCGTTGCACTCCTTCTTTCGCATCGACTCCAGGAGATCGTAGGTGAACCTGATGTTGGTCTGGATATCGCGCATTCGGCAGATGTTGCGGGCACGGTTATGGATCACTGGGAGTCACCCCTCACAGTCTCGCGCGCTCTTCGTCATGCTTCTTGACCGCCGCCGCGAGAGCCTCTTCGGACGTGTCGAAATGCACCTTTGCGTCGTGAACGGATGCGAACGGAAGCCATTTGCCAGTGTCCCTTTCAAGGCAGGCGTAGACGTTCGGATGCAGATCTGACCGCACATACCACTTCCCGCCCGGCGCTATCTGGCAAACGAAGCTCGCGCAACAGTCGTCTATGCCGTCCGAAACCCTGTACGCAATCGCTCTAGGCATGCTGCTCATGCCGCACTCACCACCGTTATCTCTTCTGCAAGAAACTCGTCCGCTCTGTGGCACTGCCGCGCGATCGGCATTAATGCCGCTTGAGCCTGTTTGCACTCGTCATCGTCAACGATAACGCCGCACAGGTGCATCGCGAGCTGGGCGAATATCTTCTTGTCGACCTTCACGTTCTTGCTGCCGCACCACAACGGCCAGCAGGAAAAATCAATGTGGGCCTCGCGCAGATCGGCCTCGCGCAGATTGGCCCCGCGCAGATCGGCCCCGCACAGATCGGCCCTGCACAGATCGGCCCTGCACAGATCGGCCCTAGTACCCCCATCTTCATCATTCAACCACTTCTTGTGCAGTCCCAAAACATTTCGCAGTTCTTCGGGTATCATGCCGCGTCCCCTCCCCCGAACGGATGAATCCCGAACGCCGCGTCGTTGATCGACATGCGGAATTCCAGCCGTTCCAACTCCCGAACCTGCCGCTTGCCGGACAACACCTCGTCCCGCAGCGCGGCGTGCTCTTCGATCATCCTGCATTGCTCCCGCTCAAGCAGTTCCCGCCGCTCCTTGCCTCGCGGCAGGAGGAGAATGCGTGCGTACATCGTTGTCGCCTCCCATCATGCAGAAGTCTTGAGAATGCGGTGCTCTGCGCCCAGTTGCGGGTATTCGACGGCCCCGTCGATGTCAACCAATGCGATGGCGTTCATATCCGCCCTCCGTTCCCGTCGGAATGTCTATCGTCTCCGTCGCCTTCGTCAGAAGGTCGCCGATCTCATAGCACCGTTCCGCGCACTCCCGGATTGAAACCGCGTTCGTCCATGCGGGGACGCCCTTGCGTGAGGCTTCTTCGATAAGCCCCTTCTGTTCGTTCAAAACCTCGCGGATCTTCCGGGCGGCGGACACAAGCGCAAGCGCCTGTTGCCGTTCCTCCTGCGCAAGATCGTTCTTTTCGGAAAGCTCCTTGAGAGATTTTTGGATGTCGTTTTTCTGGGAGAGAAGCGTTTCGATATCCTTGCCGTGCTTCTTTGCGTCCTGAATGAGCCGTTCAAGTTCCGTCTCGCGCGACTTCGCCGCTTGCAAGTCCCCTTCAAGCCGGGCGAGCTGTTCCTTGATGCGGTCCGGGATGACTTCGCGAACGACTTCCTTCTCAACGACTTCGGGAACCTTCGTCTGCTTCGCCTTTGCCTGCGCCTCATTCAGCGCCTTGACGAGTTCCTTGCGTTCCCGGTCGCGCTCGTCCTGTTCGTCCTTGAGGCGCTTCCGGAGGGAGTCGAGTTCCGACTGCTTGGCTTCGATCTCGGCGGTTGGGGCCTTGTTCCGCAGAAATTCAAGCTGATTCTTGACGGATATAAGATCGCCTTCCGCTCTTGCACGGGCTTCAACTTCGTGGCGATGTCTTTCAGCGAGCGAGTCCTTTTCGGCGCGGAGGCGTTCTATCTCCTGCTGCTTCGCTTCCAGTTCTTCGGTTGCGGAGGTGAAGTTAATTGGATTTTCAGCGAAATTTTGTCGCCCCTCTGGGACTATCCGCTGCACACTTCTTTGTGTAAGCCCTATCTTTTCCGCAATTGCCTTCTTGGATACCCCCGCCGCCGCCAGCCTCCTGATAAGCTCGTCCCTGTCCTCCTTTGAGAGATTCCGCCGCCCGAGCTGGTTCAGATCCATCCACGCCTTCACCGCTTCGATGTCCGGGAAGGATCGGTACACGACCGAATAGGACAACCCATGCTTCCGGCAGATTGCTATCCGGTGGTGCCCGTCAACGAGGACGTTTTGCTCTTCCCAGACGACGAGAGGATCGCGGCAGCCTTCCGCAAGCAGAGATTCTTCGAGGATGCTGTTTTCCTCCTCGCTCTGCTTGCGGATGTATGATTCAATTTCGGGGTGGATGCGGAAGGTGGCGATCATGCAACCATCAGCTCTTCGATGATTATCTTGTTGCGTCTGTTCTTGTTTATGACCGCCAGCAGTCCGGAAGCGGCGACAAGATGCCCGCCATAGCCAAGAATGATTTGCTGATTCTTGATCGTGGATACGATACTCACATAGCCGCAGGCAATCAGTTTGTCTCTGTAGTCGTAAACGAAGTCGCCGATCTTTTTCATTTTCTGGTTAAGGTAAAAAACTCCATTATACAAATCCTTGGTAATGGCGTGTTCTTTGGATATTTCTTTGCAAAGGACCAGGCATCTTTCCGCATCTTTCGCATTGGTTCTCCATGCTTTTATAAGAGCGTCGATGCAGTTCAAAGAGGAGTCTTCGCCAAGCGAATTTTTCCTTCTCCCGCCGCTTTTTTCTGGAATGGTCAAACCAAGAGAGTCAGCCGTGTCTTTTATCCCTATTGCAACGGGGTCTCCGATTATCAAAAGCGCCTTGAATTTTTGAAGAGCCGTCATAGGCCCGCGAGATGTGTTCGTCACAAGGAAAACATCGGCCTCGTGCCCGCTCCCTCTTGAGCTGAAAACAACGCACGGGAGGTCTTTTATGTCCGATCTTTTTCTTGCCGCCAAAAGGCGATGCTGACCGTCAACGATAAAAAGGCTCCCGTCCGATCTACTCCCAACGAGCAATCGCCCAAAGGCTTCCCACTGCCAGTTTTTCGCTATTGTCAAAACTCTACTATCAGATATATTCCTCTGGTAGCTCGTATCTATATTTATCTCCCACTTATCTATCATCGTGTTGAACCCGAGTTCCCCGATTTGTGTATTCCAATTAAATTTCTGTATCTTGTCAACCCGTGTATTTGTCCCCGGAATAGGGGCGCTTTCCATTTCGTGCATTATCATTTTTCTAACCTCCTAATGTGCTAAAATAAAAAAATATTCATCCGTCAAGTTTCGTCGACAGATCCGTCCCCGCCCAGCCTCGCCAATCCGCGATCCTTGTTATTCCCGGCGGTGTTATCGGTCACCGCCGGGGCTCACGACACACAACACACAACGTTTCGAGCGAACTACGCTATATCGACGTTATTTCCTATCCACCCCGGAGCTTTCGCCCCTGCCGCGCTGTCGGTTTCATCCCTCCTTCGGCCTCATCGGTGGTCCGCATGACGGCCATACGCCATCGGCGTTTCGGCCTCTCGATTTTTGTTTCTCGCGCTTCACTCCCCCGAGTGTTCGTTCTCCCTGATCCCTCTGCCTATTCGCAGCCCGTCCGATGTTCCGGAGAGCCGCTACGCTGGTCAGGGTATAGGCGACTCGTTCCAGAATCGCCCCTTCGACCTCTCAGCCTCGGGTTTCGCGTTAAGTTGTCTGTTGCCGGTTCAGTGGGAGTGATGGATGGTGCGGAGTGCGTCGAGGTGCCGTGGTGCGTGTGGCGCTATGCCGCCGTCTTGTTCAGGAAGTAGTTGATGAAGTAGAGTTGCCCTCTGCCCGTGACCTTCGTCGTCGTGACGATCTTCGGCTCCTTGTCAGGCCGCGTGATCGTCGTTTCCGTGACCACGAACAGCCCCATTTCCATCGCCCGCTGCGTCGGGATGTTCCTGCCCTCGCCGTTGAACATGAGAAACTTGTCGCTTCGGAGCTGCTTGAAAAGCCGGTTCTGCCCGACCTGAATCCCGTTCTGCCGCAGGATCTTCGCGAGTTCGCCGATCAGGATGGTCGTCGGAGAGGCTTGAACCGATTCGGCGAAGAGAACCTTCGGCGCGTCTTCCTTGACCTTCGTTTCGAGCGCGAGTCGCTTTTCTTCCGTCTCCGCGAGCGCCCGGAGCGCGTCCGGGAAGGTCTTCGGGAGTTGGGAGTAGAAGCCGCCGTAGAGCTTGATTTCGCGGAGCTTTCGCTCGCATTCGATGAAGTATTTCCGAACCTGTCTGCCTCGGTCTGAGTTCTCCGCCATCGCGATTTCCTTTGCGCAGTCCAGCGAAAGAAAGTAGTCTTTAGCGTTATGGCCACCACTCCCGGTTTTGCTTCCCAAATTTGGGAAGCAAACTGCAAAATCCTCACCCTCGACAAATCCGTACTTCTCAATGCGATCAGTGACCCAATCCGCAAAACGTTTCCCAACTCCCAGAAACGCATGGAGTTCCCGCGCATTCACGACCTGCTTGTCTTCGTTCTCGTAAACCGGGACGATCCCGTTTTCCACAACCTTCAGATCCATGTCGTTCACCTCCTACGCAACGAGCTTCAAAACCGTTTGCATTGCGTTGACTGATTCCGAAAGTTCCTTGATGATCCGAATCCGTTCCCCCGTGTTAATCCCATCAGCGAGCACCGAAGGATCAATTGCTTCCGTCGCCTCTCGCCCTTCTTTCCATGCCTTGAGTAGCGCGACAATCAAGGCGTTTTCTTCGGGCTCCCCGGCGTTCGTCTGCGCCGGGGTCGTGTAGGGTTTGGAAGCGCAAGCTCCTTTTCGTCGTTGCCAAGCGCATCACAAAGCGACTGAAAAAGCGTTTTCTTCGGTTCTGTCTCTCCACGCTCCCATCGGCTGATCGTTACGCGGGACACGCCGATACGTTCGGCAACTTCTACTTGAGATAAATTTCTCTCAACTCTCGCCTCTCGGATACCTTTCACGAACATCACCTCCCTTTTTCTGGTATGATGTGATTGTAAAGGCACAAATATGATACGTCTATAGTTCTTAAGGCCCATCTTTGTACGTTTTTTGGCACAGATGTGACTCTGGGTTGTTCTATTGTTGGTTCTTGATGCAATGTGCTGGGAATAGGACAATTCCGTACCAGGAGGGGATCAAAAATGAGCATCGGAGAGAACTTGCGCGTCGCTCGCGAAAGTCGAGGGAAAAACCAGACAGAACTGGGCGCGTCCGTGGGATTGAATAGAAGGGTCATCAGCGAATGGGAAAACGGGAAAAAGGAGCCTACGATAGGGCAACTGCGCAAGATGGCGGGCTTTCTGGACATTCCGTTGTCGAACTTGACGGGAGAGATTAAAAGTATGGAAAATTCGACAATATTAACCGGTTCGGCGGCCAGAGACGGTGCTACTATATACAACAGTCCGGACGAATCATTGGAATCAAACGCAAAACCCATCGGAAGGTTGATATACATACCGGTCATTTCGCCGAGAGCAACGCTGTGTTGCGGAGAGGGGAATGGCCTTGAGGGGGTCGAACCTGAAGTGATAAACCATTTGCCTGTTGATCTGGACACTATTGACGCTTTCGGAATTGATGTACATGAACTCAGGGCTATGAAAACGGAGGGGTCTTCGATGGAACCGGCCGTAAGGGAGGGAGATTTCGTCATTTATGATCCCACTGCCGAAGTCAGACATGGGGACATCGGAGTTGTCGAGTTTCGGGACAGGTGGTATGTCAGGGGCGTTCTGATAGAGCCGGAGGACAAAATCACGCTTCGGTCGAAAAACCGTGAGGAATACCCCGACATCGTCATCAAATGGGGAGACGAACGATACAAGGCGCACGGTCGGGTTATAGGGATTCAAACCCCGATGCGGCGCTGTTCCGGGATACTGTGAGCTTCCGCGCCCTTCATCCGAAGGGCGCTTCGACTATAGGGAGGTGCATAGCGTGTCTGATGATGATGAAATCAGATGCCCAAAGTGCAAGAGCAATCAGATAACGGCGAATCAGAAGGGGTTCGGACTCGGTAAAGCAGCCTTGGGTGGTTTTTTGTTGGGACCGGTGGGATTGCTCGGCGGTCTGGTGGGGAGCAAAAAGATGAAAATCACATGCCTCAAATGCGGGCATACGTGGACTCCTGGGAAGTGAGGAAAAACACGATGAAGCGGTTCTTCTTGGCTCTTGCGCTCGTTCTGGCGGCGTGCGGGATTGCGGTTGCCGAAGTCGTCCCGATACCGGAACCGGGAGTCTATTGGCTGTTCACCGGATCTGGCACGATAGACGGCGAGAGCTTCACCAGCGTCGGATGGTGGCAAATCACCGTTGAAACGGACGGGACGGATTATTATGTGTCAAACTACACCATAACGGAGCGACGGACATTCGCATCTGGTCGGGTTGAGGACGGCGGCGGAGGATGTCAAGGTTTTTTGATCAACAGTTACACAGAACAGGGGTTCTCGTTCCAGAGAGGATCATCCACGCTCGCGTTCGGGATCCCCAATGCAAATAACATGACTATGACCGATACAAGCGGTGATGCCCCGGATAATATTGCCACCTACACCGCGACACGATCCACAGTCGAACCGACGACGTTTCCGCCGATTCAAAGCGGTTCCGGCGGCGGCGGTTGCTCCGTCGGCCTCTCCCCCCTCTTCGCCCTTCTCGCTCTCCCGCTCCTGCTGAAACGGAAATGACGCCCGGCCCAGCCTGCCGGGAAAATACGCGCCGCTCCCGGGATGCTCACGCACTGGGAGCGGCGCGATTCCTTCTCCCTGCCGACGAAAAATGACTGACCGGGTGGCATTCACCGGAAAGCTCTGCGTCAAGCGCGCGACAGCCGTCCTTCTCGCGAGACGCGCCGGGCTGGACGTGTGCCGGAGCGTCACGAAGAACACGACGCATGTGGTTGTGGGAAGGCTTCACCGGCTGTCCCGGAAGCTCGCGAAGGCTGGACGGTATAACGTAAGGGTTATATCGGAACGGGAGTTCATGCGGAAAGTCGGAGAGCCGGAACAGCTCGCTTTCGCATCTGAAAATACCCCAGTGGATTGACAGAACGCCCCGAAACGTGCAACGATTCCCCCGTGTGAGAGGGGGAGAGCGTTTTGTCAAAGATCATCACCGTGGGACTCCAGAAGGGCGGCGTTGGAAAGACCACCTTCGCCGTGAACTTGGCGGGAATCACGGCATTCCTTTTAGCAAAGAGCGGCGCAAGAGTCCTGCTGATCGATGCGGACCCGCAAGCGTCCGCAACATCCTATTTCCACCCCGGAGCATTCCCTCCCGAGCTGTCCCTCGCGTGTCTCTTCGACGAATCCGACCGATGGAAGATCGTCACCGAGAACAAGGGGATCATCCACCGAACGCGATACCCGAATCTCTCTCTGGCCCCGTCGTCGATCCTGATGGCCGTCGCCGAAGCCGGGAATTTCGAGGAAGCCGGGCGTCGCTTCCAATACTGGATTGAGGGAAGCGCCGGCGACTACGACTTCATCGTCATCGACTCCCCTCCGTCGCTCGGTCGGCTCACGTCGAACTGTCTGATGGCGTCGGATTACGTCGTGATCCCGACGCAACCGGAGCCCCCGGCGGCCGAAGCCCTTCCGATCTACATCCGGACGATCAGTCAGGTTCGGAACGTCAACAAGCGTCTGTCGCTTCTCGGGATCGTCGTGAACATGTTTCAGGAACGGCAATCCGGGCATAAGTTCTACATGAAGAAATTCAAGGAGGATTTCGGGGACGGCGTTATCGGCATGATCCATCGCGCCGCGCTCTTCACGGATCTGGCGCACCGGCAACAGCTTCTTGTGGACATGAGCAAGGACACGCGCCCGTACAGGGAATTTCGTATCGTAGCGTTGGAGATATTGCGGCGTATGGGAGTGTCGCTGAATGGCGGAGACTGAGACGATGAAGAAAAAGCTCTACGACGAGGACGACCTGACGCAAGATCCGAAAATGGCGGCGATGTGGAGCCTTCTCGGGGTCGGGATGCCGGAAACTGAAAGTAAACATAACGACGCGCCGGAAGGGGTGCGGAAAAGCGCACCGGTGCAGCATACCGCACCGGTGAAGGAAAGCGCACCGGTGAAGGATACCGCACCTCTTGCCGGTGCGGAAAACTGCACCGGTGCGGAAAAGCGCACCGGTGCTCCCGCAGAATCCCGCACCGGTGCAGAAAACCGCACCAGTCAACCCATGCAGGAAACTGCACCGGTGCGGAAAAGCGCACCGGTGAACGATGCCGCACCGGTGCAGTATAATGCACCGGCTGACGATGCTGCGACAGACGCCGTTCGGACGCTCAAAAATTGGGCCCAATTCGGGTTTCTTGCGTTTCTGCGAATGACTCTCCCGCCGGATGGTGGCTTGCTTCGCGTCGGAGAACTCTCCCGGGATACAGGCATGTGCGTGAGGCAAATCCAGACGCACTTGGCGGCGCTTGAATCCGCAGGGTTCATCGAAACCGTCAGCAAAGGTCAGGACGGAAGGGGTGTAGTATTCCGCACCGGTGCGGAATCCCTCACCACCCGTAGTTGTTGTTGTATCTTAGATTCTAAAGAATCTAAAGAAACAACTACTACAGACAATGAAGTATACCGCACCGGTGAAGGAAAGCGCACGGATGCGGAATCCCGCACGGGGTATCGCCACATTATCGACGCATCGAAACGGGCGCTCGTGTTTTTCGCTATGTTGACGGCAAGAAAACAACCGGAAACCTTGAGCGGGACGGCCGTGTCACGGCTCGTCGGATTTATTGAAGACACGTCGGATGAAAACGCAGTCGCTATGATCCTCGAATGCGCGCCGCGAGCGAGAGATAACATATCGGCGTACCTTATCGGAGCCGTCGAAAAGGGGGCTTCGCCGTCCGTCGCGTCGGTCGAACGCGCGAAAAACGTGATAGAATGCGCCCGAAAGGTTCGCGAACGGATTCAGGACACGATTCTCTGGCGAGACTGGATCAAGGCGGCGGAGACGTTCGGAATCCGCATTCCGAAGTTGAGCGAGGAAGGCGCTGAAGCGGCTCAAGCCCAGTTATTGGAACGCCTCGCTAGATTCACAGGATAAAACGCCAGACCCCGCTTCATACGCTTATTTCCCCACCCGCCTGTTTTCGGAGACAAAAAAAGACGGGGCAACCCCGAAGGATTACCCCGTACTGCGCGGACCCCGCTACGCAGTGCCCGCTCGATGCCGGAGACGCGGACAACGCGCCCCCGAATTCCCGCTTTCGCGGGTCCGTATGCTGGAACCGCCGTTCCCGACGGGCCCCGTTACTCCTCCTACACCTGGTAGGCGAGCTGGTGGTATTGTACCATCCCGTTTCAGTTATCCGGAATCTCCGGATACCTCCACCGTTCACGGCGCGCACTGCCGGACGTCGAAACTCGCGCCGTCCGTATCCACGATTACATCTCCAGACGCCGTAGCGTACAGGACGACGCCAGTGGCCCGCAGCGCGTCCAAAACCTCTCGGTGAGGGTGTTTGTACCTGTTGCCATTCCCGAACGTCGCCACGGCCAATTTTGGGGCTATAGCGGCCAAATGCGCCGCGTCTGTGCCCGTCCGTGACCCGTGGTGCGCGAGCTTCAAAATATCGCTTTTCGGCAGCGCGTGGTTCTCCCATTCGGCCCTTTCCACATCGGCCGTCATGAGGAACGAGACGCGCCCGTACGCGACCCGAAGGATGATCGAGTTGTTGTTCGCCCCGACGCCGCGCCATCTCCGATCCGGCGCCAGAATCTCCACTTCGGCCTGACCGATCGTCTCCTTGAATCCGGCCTTCGGCGTGCCGAAACGGATCCCCTCCTTGAGTATCGTCCGCATGATCGACTGCTGGAGCCGGGAGCCCTGTTCGTATCCCGAATCCCAGACGCGCCCGACGCGGAACGCCCGGATCAATTCGTTGAAGCCGCCGATATGATCCTCGTGCGGATGCGTCAAGACGACGACATCGAGCGAAACGACGCCGGCGGAACGGAGATAGCCGACAAGTCGCTTCCCGGCTTCAGTCGGCCCGACATCGACGAGCATGCTCCTGCCGTCGTCGAACCGGAAAAGCGTCGCGTCGCCCTGCCCAACGCCGATGAAGTGCGCCGTAAGCGCGTGACAGGGGAAGGCGAGAAGCAGGAGAACGAAGAGACAGGAGAGAACGCGCCTCATGAGGAAAGGGCCTCTCCGATAGACTTGAGCTTGTCTCCCGACAGCCCCCGCTCGATCGCGACGTTGAACGCCGTTACGAGCGCGTCCCGCGAGTAGCCGAGTTCCGGACCGATGTCGAGAACGATCTTCGCGAGCTTCGGCAGGTACTTCTTGTCCGTCGCCCATTTCCCGGCCAGCCCCGACAGGAACATCCAGACGTTATCGGTATTGTCCCGACAGACCGGATAGAGCCGGGCTATCAGATCCTCGTACGCCCGGAACGCCGCTTCGTTGCTCGGATACGACGCGAATCCGGAGACCTTCGTTTCCGGTCCCGACGGAAGGTCCTCCCACGTCCGGGCGTCGAAACAATCGCCCCCGAGACGCTTCCAACGACGGGTGCATTTGATTCCCCAGTGGTTCCGGTGGATCGTCATAGGTATCGACGAGAAGCGCCCCGTCTCCAGAACCGCCTGAGCGGTGCAGGCGAGGGCGTTCACGCGATACCCGAGAGCCATTGCATGGAACGCCCTCGCGTCCATTACTTCCCGACCCCTTCGGCCTTCGCCACTTTCGCGACGGCTTCCTTCGACGTCAGGCCCCACTCCTTGCCGTATTTCTTGTTCAGCGCGGCCACGGCCGAATCGACGAGCCAACCGAGAATCATGTCGTCCACCCATTCCATGTAGACGGGCAGCTTGATCCACGCGTCGAGATACGCGACGGCCGCCTTTTTCTTCTCCGCGCTCGTCACGAGCACCTTCAGCTCGTTCTTGAGTTCCCCGGCGCAGTATTCGACGCACAGCACCGCTCGCGCCGCAAGGTCCTGAAGCAGCGCCCAGTTCGCCTTGATCTCCGCGAGGGAATCCCACTCGCTCAATTCATCGCACTTGCCCCAGACGTACACAAGATCCGAATACAGCGCCTTGACCTTCGCAAGAATCTTTTCCACGATATTCATCCCCAGTCCTCCTATTTGAGATAGAGCGCGACCGCCGCAGATATCAGGCAGCCGGCCAGAATGACCGCGCACTCCCGCACGGCCCCCGCAACCTGGGAGTTCCACCAGCTTTGCGGATCGTGCCCCCCGCGTTCCAGGAACGCCTTCCCCTGTTCGTATACCGCTTCCCGGACGATGCAGGTTTCCCGGATCTTCGAGACGGTCTTGTAGAACTCCTTGATCTCCCCTCGCATGTCCGAAACGCTCTGTTCGAGCGTGTCGAGCCGCTGCGAGTGCAAGGCCAATTGCGTCATGGCCTTGGATATCTCCTTGATGCTGTCGCGGATTTCCTCGATGTCGCGTTCGATCTTTTGCGAGTCCAAACCCTACCCCCTCCACTCCCGCAAATGGCCGTCCGCCGCATGGAACACGTCCACATGCACGAACGTCTCGTACAGCCCGAGCCCGCCGAGTTCCGGCAGTTGCCCCTCCGACCATGCCCGGCGGATCATCGTGTGGAACGTACCGTTGCTCACCTTGTGCTGCCGAAGATCGGCGGCCATCCCGAGGACGTGCTTCGACCCCGATGCGGCGTTTTTGATTTCGGCGTTGTGCTTCGGGCAGCGGTAGCCGGACAGGACAATGACGGGCGCGTCGATCATGGCGCGGATCTTCTCCAGAAGCTGGATCAGAACGTCGTTGCGGATGTACGCGCCGCAGCACTTGCAGCGCATTTCCGATTCGGCGAAATGGCCTCCCACATCACCCACCTCCAAATGAAAGGGGCGGCCCCGAAGGACCGCCCCCAATGTGCGAAAACGCGTCGCGCCTATAATAAGGAATCTTGAACGCCCCCCTTATTAAAGGCGGCTACCATACGACCGCCCCAACTGCCGAGGAATCCTCGGTAGTTCGCTACCACTCGACCGCATCTACCTCCGCAACGGTCGCCGCCGCGTCGATCAGAACGCACTTCGCCGCCTCCGCGTCGAAACACGCCTGAACGTGCGCCCGCACCGCATCGGCCACCGCGATTATCGTTGCCGCATTGAGCGAGACGAACCCGCTCTCCGCTTTCCACGTGCAGGTGTATTCCGCGTCCTGCGTTGCTTTCAAAGCGGCCCCGGTTATGAGCGCCTGTGACTCCCGGTCAGTTCGAACCGTCACGCCGCTGACCGTTACGCCTGCGATTTCAGCGGCATACCGCGCCGCTGCGATCTCCGCCCTTTTCGCCGCCTTCGCGTCCGAGAGAATGGACGCGATTTCCTCCGTGCTCAAGCCTTCCACCGTCCACGTCGCCGTCACGTGGTCCCCGTCGAGCGTCAGCATCGGCCCCACAAGTCGCTGCGTATTCGGGTCATGCTCCGGCTGGTTGCCGACGACCGGATATACGCCGATCGCCGCAAGTTGCGATGCGGACAGTTCGGACAAAGACGTGCGGGTATTCCCGTCGACCAACGTGACGCGGAACGGAAGGCAGTCGAAAATCAGCTTTTCGTCGTTTCGTATCTGACAGTACATGGTTCCTCCTACGGATTCGGACCGTTACCGGCCAAGACCGCGATTTCGACGGCCGTCAACGCTCTGGAATAGAGACGCACGTCGGCAATTGTGCCGTACCAGTAGAGCCCGGCATAGGCTCCCAGACGCCCTATCGCGAGGTACGTGTCTCCAGCGGCGGCCGTTACCACTTGGCTGCCGAGCAGCGTCGCGCCTCGGTATGCTTTGGCCGTCGAACCATCATACGACAACACCATGAGCGTTTTTACATTCGTAGGGTAATTCGTTATCGTCAATTCGTTTGTAACCATGAGTTCGGTAGTTGAGCATACACATGCTGACAGTGTCGTCAATGCCGAGGCTTGTGTGTATATACCCCAGATTGAGATGTTTGAACTGGTTGAGTCTCCCGCTGCGATTGCGCAACGACGGGCACTGAAGTTGACGGGCGTCACCCAGACAGACATCGAAAACTGTGCCGGACGTGTTTTCGTGCACGAAAGCCATTGTGCGCTCCCATTGAACGAAGCGCCGTTTTCTGAGAATGTCACTGCTCCGTTGTTCGTTAAGTTGAGTGTTCCGACAATATCGTTGGCGTTCGACGTAAGCGGCCATCGGTGCAACAAGCCGTAAGTAACGTCGGTGAACCGTATTTGGTTTACGTTCAGAAGAACGTCCTTCAAGCGCCACAGACCGCTTTTCGATGTGTTCGGAGCGCCAATTATCCCGCCGTTCATCAGACGTCCTTCTCCATCCACGACGCTGTTACTTCAAGGTCGCCCTCCGCGCTCGCCATCCCCTTCAGCGAGTCGCCAGCGCACAGTACGAGCTTACCTTCTATCGGGACGAACGCCGCGGCCGTAGGGACGGATACCGTTTTGCACAGGTACGCTTCCTTGTTGCTGTTGTTTGCATCGACCGTTGACAATGAAACGTCCGCTGCGTTCGTCCCGTCGATGTTCGATACCTGCATCCCGAGGATGATGTATACTTTCCCGGACGGAACCGTGAGAAGCGTTGCTGCGCTTGTCGTCAGGCTGAACGATTTCATTTCGAATGTCACTGCCATTTCTCCATCGCCTCCTTACGCGAGCGCGATTATCAACGCAACTACGTCGTCTTCTGTCAGTTGCGCCGCGTCGATCCCATCGAGTTTCGTTTTGTCCGTGGCGCTCATGAGCCCGTTCGAGCTCGTCGTCGCGACATCGGTGCTCGCAATTGTCTTGTCGCTAATCTTCGCGTTCAGCTCCGCGAGCGTGCACGCTGTATGAGAGTCGAGCGTGTGCGCCGCAGGTGCGTAGTCGGCGGGCGGATCCGTCACGCCGGACCACGGGCACGCCTCGGCCGTTCCCGCAGTCGTCGCGCTTCCGGCGGTCGTCGCGTATGCGGCAGTGTCGGCGGTTTCGGCGGCGTCCACCTTTCCGTCGTTGTCCGTGTCGTAGACCGCTTTCGTCATGTCGCCCGTGCCAGTGCCGTCCGCGCCCTTGAGCGCGAGAAAATCCCAGTACGCGTCGGCCGTGCTGACCGGCGGCGTCTGCCCCGTGCTCGACTGGAGCGCGATGTATGAATTGCCGCCGTTCGACACGCCGTCGCCCGCTGCGTACGTCGTCCCGACCAGCCACGCGCCTTTCCACGTCATTCCGGCCGGACCGGTATCCCCCTTCAAGCCGGTCGGGCCCTTGATGGACCCCTTGATGCTCCACGCACCGGCGGCCTTCTGATAGACGTTGCCGGTGACAGTATCCAAGTTCCAGTCGCCGTTGATGCCGGTCGATGTCGAAGGAGCGCCGGACGAGGAATACCACTGGCTGCCGGGTGCTCCCGTCGCGCCGGTCGAGCCGGTCAAGCCGGTCGGCCCCGTCGGTCCCGTCGCCCCCGTAGGCCCCTTGAGCGAGAGAAGCAGCGTCCACGCGCCGGCAGAGCGGGAGTAGAAGTTTCCCGTCGCCGTGTCCATGTAGTAGTCGCCCGCGATGCCGACAGAGAGCGACGGCGTTCCGGAACCGTAGTAGATGACGGACCCGGCAGCTCCGGCCGCGCCCGTAGAGCCCTTGATGGAGCCGCGAGCGACCCACGCGCCGGCTTCCTTTTTGTAGAAGTCGAACGTGGTCAGGTTGATGTAGTAATCGCCGTCGATGCCTCCGGACACTGGTGCTCCCGCTCCCGACAGGATCGTATTGCCGTTGTCTCCAGAGTCGCCCTTGTCGCCTTTCAGGTTCGTCTGCAATGCAGTCTTCCATTCGGCCAAATACGCCGTTATCCGGTTCGCCAGGTTCGTGGACATGCTGGCCATCCCGGTGAAATTCCGCATGATCGTGTACGTCGCGCCCGATGCGTCCGCCCCGGCGTAGTTGACCTTCAGAACAACGTGCGTATTGTCCGTAACGCTCGCGATCTCATAGAGCGACGATGCGACGCCGTCCGTCGTGATCGCGAATATGTCTCCCGCATAGACCTGCGTTTCCCACGACGTTCCGGAGCCGACGACCGACGTGCTCCCGTTCGCCACCGTGACCGTTCCTGTGGTGTACCATCCTGCCAGATCGCTCAAACGCTCTCACCTCCGCAAAAAGGAAGGGACTTCCTGATTTCAGAGAGCCCCTTCACGAGTTCGTTCAGTTTGTCCGGCCTGCCCTGCGCGTATTCCGTGATCGCTTCGAGCTGCGTTTCGACCGGGTATTTCTCAAGGTACTTCCTCTTGCGCCGCTCCCGCACCTCGTCGTCTGGGGGCCTATGCGTCACTCTCATGTCGTTACCTCCCCGCGCCACGTCCGATACGGCCACGAATCTATCGTGAGCTTGAACGTCGCGTGAATCGGCGTCTCGAACTCGAACGCTCCGTCATCGACCGTGTATTCCGTCCCGTCCACCGTGACCGTCGAAGGGACCGGAAGCCCTGATATGCAGAACCCGCCCGCGCCGGCAGTGATTGCCGGGTCGAGGGCGGGGCGCTCGGTCACGATGCTTTTGTCCGTGACGTAAAACTCCGACGAATCGACCGGACCGTGCTTCAGAATCCGGCGTTTGTACGCGAACTGGAGCAACGTCGTCGGGTCGCGGTCGTCGAACTCGAAATACGAAAGGATCTCCCCGCGAGGGGAGAGGTTCAGATATTGGGCCATTTCGTCACCTCACCTGTAGTACGCGAACGCGCAGATGCCGATGTTCAGGCATGTGCCGCCGCCGTAGACCGCCGATTTCACCTGTATCTGATACGTGCTCGTGCCGTTTATGGGAGCGTCGTCGATCATGTAGCCGTGTAGCGTCGTGTCGCTCATTGCCGACCCCATATCGACGGTTCCGTGTGGCCCGACAATCCGGGCGTAGGAGTATGAGCCGGTGCTTAATACGTGTGCGAACGCTATAACGAGCACCCGCCCCTTTGAATCAGTCGTGATCGGCACCACGCCGCCGGATGGTGCAACCCAGTCCGCCGTCAGCATGTATGAGCTGTTGGAATACGCCTTGTTGCCCCACGACAGCCCGAACGTCGCGCCGCTCGCGACCTTGATGCGCCGTATCGTCAGGTCGTCGATCTTCGCGTTCTTTATCGCGCCGTCCTGTATGAACGCGTTCGCCATGCTGACCTTCGTTACCCCGTCCACGGTTCCGATGACGAACGGGTAATCTCGCGTTGCGCCCGGGCGACCGACGAGGAAGTTGTCAACGTGCAAAATCATCGACCCTTCGGACGGCCCGCCGATCAGTTCCCAACCGGTGATGTAGCCGTTCGAGTCGATACGCAACGCGTATTTCCCCTCGATCCCGTCAACGCTTGACATGACCTGCTGGATTGATGTCGTATGCCCGTCAACCTTGGTCTGCAATGTCGTGACGTTGGACGCGAGCGCGGTATCTGCCGTCGCTCTTGCCGTCTGTTCCGTCTTGATAGCGGCATAGACCGTGTTCGCCGCCGGGTTTGTCGGGTTGCCTATGGATGCGCCGAGCGTCGTGATCTGCGTCGCAAGGGCAGTGTCCGCCGTCGCGCTCGTCGTCTTCGCGTCCTCTATCGCCGCGTAGACCGTTCCGGCGTCGGGATCGTTGGGATCGCCTATGACCGAGACGATGTTATCGATGGACGTTGCAAGCGCCTCGTCCCGAGTCGCCCGCGCCGTGCGTTCCTCCGTAATCGCGGCATAGACCGTATCCGGTCCCGGATTCTCGGGATCTCCGAGCATCGCCGCTATCGTGGTGATCTGCGACGCGAGCGCCTCGTCCTCTTCCTCGCGGATGGTCTGCTCGGTCCTGATGAGCGCGTAGGAGTGCTTCCAGTCCTCGAAACCGCTGAAGGACTCCAAGAGCATGGCCTCCGCCTGAGCCTCGACCTTCCGGTCAACGAGGCTGGCGAACGTCGCATCCCGATAGGACGAAATGGCCTCTTCGATTGCGGATTCCGCGATGGAGTCTATGCCTGTGTTCAGATCGTCCTCGATGCGCTGGAGGTATTCGGACTGTTCAAAGAGACGGTCTACGAAGTCTTGGTGCGATTCTTGATCCGAGTAGCCGTAGACCCCAGCTTCGGCGTTCCAAGGCCCCGCGTTGCCGCTCATGTCCACGGCGCGAGCCCAGTAGTATCGGCCTTGAAATGAACCAACGTATCTTTCAAACGACGTCCCTGCGACATCCGCGATCTTGACCGCGCCGCCCTCGCCGTCGCGCTGGTCTATCGTGTTCTCCCAGATCTCCGTATGGTGCCAGTCGGGATCAACCGGGTTGATCCAGTTGAGCCAGATGGAGCCGAACCACCCGAGAGCGGTCAAGCCAGTCACGGCCCCGGGCGGCGTCGTGTCCTTGCCTACGACGATTTGCGCCGATACGCCGGTTGTCTCTGCGCCGGATTTCATGCAGGTTATTTTTATCGTGTACGTCTGGTCCGTCTGGAGCCCGGAGATGTCGTACTGCGTGATGAGCGCGCCGGATTCCGTCGCGAGGACGAACGGCTCTTCGTCGCCCTCCGTTTCGGTGTTGTGCTGGTAGTAGACGCGGATCGAACTCGGCGTGAAGCTGCTCGGGTTCTGCCACTCGGCCCGGACTATCGGAACCCACGTCCCGTCGTCGTTGACGTGCCCGACATCGGAGAGCGTCAGCCCGTATACGTCTTCGTGATTGACCGGCGTCACATCCGGCGTAATGACCGGCGTCACGTAGGCGTCGTTGTCGAAAACGTCCGGATCGTACTCGACGCAGGAACACTTGATCGTGTCGTCCCCGGCGTCCTCGATCTTCAGCACGCGGAATTTTTTGTTGCTCCAGCCGGTGAAGCTCGTGTAGCTGATCGCTATCACGTCTCCGGCGTCGATGTCCGCATCCTGGAGCGACAGCCCGAACGAGCAGAAGTTCCGAAGGAGCCGCCCGGTGTCGTAGAGGTATTGCCCGAGTCGTCCGACCTGCGACGCCCGCGTCACGCCCAAGAGCGTGAATTTCTGTTCGATGACGCCCCGGCGCGTCTGGTCCGCGACGTCCTCCACGGTCGGGAACGACGCTGAAACGCGCTCGTAACTGTTGTCGGGGTCCACCCATTCGATGACGACGCGGTTGCATACGTCCTCGTCAGGCTTCTGCCACCACGAGAACGAACCCTTGATGAAATTGTCCTCGTCGATCGACTTGTACGCCGCCGCGACGGGCATGTCGCAGTGGAGTTCGATCTTCTCCCGGCAGGAGAAGTACCCGTTGAACGTCGAGAGCATCGACTGGAGGTGATCGATGGCCGGCTGCTGCGTGTCGATGATGTAGTCGAGCGTGTAGCGGACTTCCTCGCCGTCCAGCGAATCGCAGTACGCCGCAACCGTCTCGAACGAATCGAGGTCGATGAGCCCCGTCGGGATTCCGACGCCGTATCGCGTGTTCGTCAGGAAGTCGTAGATGCACCACGCAGGGTTCCGGCTGTACATCGTCCCGGTCGGCGTCCAAACCTCGCGGCCTTCGACGATGGAAGTTATCGTCGGATTGCCGGAAAGGTCGTTGTCCGCCCGGAGCGTCAAGGCGATGTAGGCCGTGTTGCCGTAGTTCGTCGTCCCGTCCGGCTCCCGGGAGTCGACCGTCTGATCCGCCGTTCCGAGGTGGACGTTGTGGCTGCATTCCGGCTTATCAGACCGAACCCACGTTCCCGAGTCGTCGGTGAGCTGCACGTCGTTCGCGTAGATCTCTTTGATGGAGTGAATCGGCCCCTCGCTGATCCCGACGAACATGTCCACCTTGGTCTGCGTGTTGTCGTAATACTGCTGAAGGAACACGTTCCCGGCGACTTTGCACTTGCCGTAGACGATGGGGACAGGAAGGAGCTGCGATTTCGTATTGGTAAGAGGTCCGAAGGCGTAGTTGGGGGTGCTGCCGATGTCGCCGAGGTCCACCTGATCGAACAGGGAACCGATGGACGCGCCTATCATGATCGCGCCAAACACCGATGTGGCAAGCCCCCACGCGATGAAAGACCCTGAAAGAGCCCACCCGATAACCGCTCCGATTAGAGTATTCGGCATACTCTCACCTCCCTTGCCGCGAAGTAGCCCCAAACCCTATTTCTATGAGCGTTTAGGCTTGTTATTATGCTTTTGTGTTTGGGATATATGTGCAATATCAAGTTGCGATCAATTATTGTCGCAATATGCTTATACCCGAATTTGTTTATTACAAATTCAAAAACAACGACTCCTCCGATAACCGGCGCGTCGCATGTGGGCAATACTTGCGGAATCCATTGACATATCGCTGTTTCAAGATTTACGTCGCGCTCCGGGTTGTAGTCCCACGGGAACGAGAGTTCCCGCCCCCACAGCTCGCGTTGCGCGAGGAGCGCCAGTCCGACGCAATCGACGCCGTCGAACGAGCGCCCCCCAACGCGCCACGGGATACCGACGAACGATTGAAGCGGCGTCATGGCGTGCTCTTCACGTATGCGGTTCTGGGATCCTTGGAACTCGGAAGGTGCGGGAAGGCTTGCGGCCAGTACATCCGGCGCGGGCACTTGGTCTTGAGGGAAAAGTCCGTCGTCACCGTCGCTTCGAGCGCGTGCTCCGATATCACGCACGCCTGGATGTGCCCCCGGAATACAAGCTGCGCCCCGTCGGGCGACGAGAGCGTATTTGTGAATCCCCGAAGGACGTGGACCGTCGCGCCGTTGAGTTCTACCATCTTGGCAAGCTCCGAAAATCTCGTGTCCACATTGTCAATGCGGAGCGTACAAGACCCTATTTCGTTTGATGTCGAAGCCTCGGCGTCCGAATAGGAAAGTCCGCAAGACAGGTAGGTTTTTGCCGCATCGTTTTCGTCAAAAAAAACGACATTGGCAGGGGCGTCGGTAAAATAGTGTGAATATGTCGTAGACGGGGCGCTTCTATCTGGAATGTTGAGCACTCGGACGAAGATGATGGGCGAAACTTCGGGCTTTGCGGCTTCCGCGTTGAAGGTGGCGGTTCCGCGAGGCATTACAGCACCTCCTCGAACTCTACGGTGAAAATCCCGTTCAATTTGAATTCCGTTTCCCAGTCCTGCTCGTCGTTCTTGAACCGGACCGTCTTTGACGTCCCGCTCCATGTATCAATCCACGTGAACGACTCGTACGAACCCCTCCGCGCGACGAAAAACGCTCTGATCGCAGTCATTTCCGCCCACGTGGTCTTGAATTCGAGCGTCCAGACGCTCGGGAGCTGGTTCTTGTACCGCTTCTGCTTCTTGCCGCTCTCGAACTCGCTTGTCAGGACATAGAACGAGTCCTTGACCTTCGGGTGGTAAAACGGCACCCACGAAAACGTAGCCATGCCCTACGCCCCCTGAATGGCCTTGCGGACGGCCCCGTTGCTTCTGATGTTGCTCACGATGACGCTGGAGATAGTCGCCTTCTGGGATTCGAGCGCGCGCTGGAAGGACTGAGAGTCGATGGCCTGAACGTTCATCGTGATGTTGTAGATGTCGCCGTTGCCCGCCCGGTTCGCCGCCGTTGCGGACGCGCCGGACGACATTGCGGGAGTCGCGTTGCGGGAAAGGGCTCCTGTCGATGTCGCAAGCCCCGGAATGGTGACCGGACTTGACGCCGCAGCCGTCTTGATCCCGAGGAAGCTGAATATCGACTTGAGAAGAACGGCCTTGAGGAACGCGAAGGCGATGTCCCTTGCGAGCTGCTGCAACGCTTCGCCGAGATCGTTGGAGTACGCGATGGCTCCGGCGAAGGCCCCCGACAGTTCGTCGGGAACGGACGCGAGCTTGTCCTTGAGCGCGGTTTCGGCCTCTCTTACGAAAAGAGCGAGGTTTTTGGTGGCGAGGCCTATAGTGTTATCGAGTCCCTTGATCTTAAGGTCGATATCCGACACGACCATGGGGAAACCAGAGAACTGCGTTTTCAGCCCTTCGAGTCCCGCTCGGTATTGATCCGCCGTGATGGACCCCTTCTCGAATTGCATGTTGAGCGCATCCATCGACGTGCCGGCAAGTTTCGATGCGAACTGTTGCAACGCTTCGTATGCCGCCCGTATTTCGGGAGGCCAGTTCCGCCAGTTGTTGGGATCAACGCCTATCGCCGCAAGCCCTGCCTTGAGGGTTGCGAGGTTCTTGACCATCATTTCGAGGTATTCGTTGTTGTCGAGAAGCCCTTGAGCGTTGCCCCACGCCGCGTTGTCCATGTAGCCCTTCGCCGCGTCGAGCATGACCTGCTGCCGTTCAAGCTCCGTCCCTACTCCCTTGCTCGCCTCGAACTGCGCCGCGTACGCCGTCGCAACCTCGTTCGCCTTGATCGCGATAGCCGTTTCGTCCGCGACCTTCCGCGCCGCGTCGTTCTTTATCTCCCGCTGTAAATCGACGATGGTCCGCCAGTCCTGCGACAGCGGCTTGAGCTTCGCCGCCCACGCGTCGAGAATCGGCAGGAAGGCCTTGCCGTCAGCGAAGAGGTATTTCATCTTGGCCTGGATGTTCTCTACGAGAAGTTCGGCGGCGGATTTGTTGGAGCTTTTTTTAATCGGAGCCAATTCGCTAGGCTTACTGTACCCCGTGATATTGCTCCCGCTCTGCCGGAATACGGCGGCCGTGTCGTATGCGGCAAGCTGCGCGGCGACGCTGAGCGCCAACGCCTCTTCCTTGAGCGCGGCGGTTTCTGTTCGCAACGCGGCCATTCTCGACTGGACCCCGGACAACTCGGAAGCGATCTTTTCCGCATAGCTGACGTTCCCGAGATTAAGGGCGTTCCTGAGTTCCGTTTGGAGTGCTTTCGACTCTTCTTCCAAGGACTTCATCTTGGATGCAGCCTTTGACAACGCATCGTCTGCCACCGGGTATTGATCCGCCAGATATACGAGCGCAGCCCCGGTTGCCGTGATACCCAGAGCGACTGGGTTTGAAATGCCGAAGAGCGCCGCGAATGCCCCGGTTATTTTGTATGCGACAAGCGCCTTGAGTCCCGAGACGACCTTATCGACGTTCTCCGCTGCAACGCGGAACACACTACCTATGGTATTGCCAAGGGATTCAATGCTTTTCAGCGCGTCTATGGCCGCCTTTTGAACCTTTTGGATGAAGGTCTGGTAGTCGTTGCTTCCCATCCACTTGGTAAACTCGTCCCGAACTCGTTTGAGCATGTTCAGGAGCGCCGCAAAGGGTCCGTTGCTGTCGGCCGTCCCCATGACCTTCATTCGGATGAGTTCGAGCTGACCGAGGATCGTTTCCGTAACGCCGGAAAACGTATCGGCCCGCATCGCAAGCGCGTTCGGATAGTTGAGCTGCGTGATTTCGATGATTGCGGCGCGGATTGCGGCCATGTCGTCCTTGACGACGCGTCGGAATTGCCCGGACTGGATGACTGCTTCCTTCCCGTTGCGCCGGACGATGACGCCGAGCCGACGAAGCGCTTCCGTCTCGCCCGATATCATCGACGCGGCCACGTCGCGCATGTCGCGGTTCATGACACTGGCGAGGTTTGCTACGGCAAGCGTCGCTTCCTCCGCATTGGATACGGCAGCGGCCTTCATTTGAACGAACGCGCCGATGGCCTCAGCCGTGGTTATGGGCGCTTCGGCAGCCCATGTGACCATTTTGCCGAAGACTTTATCCGCTTCCGACTGGTCCTTTATGACCGCCCGGAGCCGGACCCGGTAATTTTCCATTTCGGTGGCCGTGTCGAGGAAGGACTGTGCGACGTTTTTGATGGCATACGCGGTGAACACAGTCGCCATCATTTTCTTGAGGCCCGACAGTGCTGATTGGAACTGGTTCGTCTTTTGCGTCATGCCGTGGACGGCCTTTTCAACGTCTTTACCTCCGCTTATTGCCTTGGTTGGATCAATGATGACGTCCAATATCGGCATATCAGCTGTCCCCTCCCTTCCTGTGATCGCGGATGTACTTCAGATAGGCGTCGTCGAGCCTCTGGACTACGGTCAGAAGTTCCGCGCGCTCGTCCGGATCGTCGATTCCGACCAGTTCGCAGTACGCGAGAACGTCCGACAGCGCGATGGCGTTGACTTCCATCCCGACCTGACGGCCCGCGTTGAGCGTCAGGAAGGCCTGCCACAAAAAAACGCAGCGGGGCGCTATCTCCGGCTCCCTGTCGAGAGCCTTGACGTGCGTCCCGCGTGCTTCTATTTCTTCCAGGAAATCGCGACGCGCCCCCCATTCGAGATTCCAGAGAAGCGCGTCGGTCAGTTTTTTACGTCGTCCTCAAGGGATTCGATGCGGAAGTTGTCGATGTCCGCGACGAAGCCGCGAATGGCCTCGAAGATTCTGGGGTACTTTTGGAACACCGACGCCATGTATTCCGGCGTGTACGGGATCTCCTTGCCGTTCGCGTCCGTGAATCCGCGCCAGTCGAGTACGACCGTTTCGGCGTAGGTCTTACGCTCCGCTTCGCCCGAAGCCTCGATGTCTGAATCCAGATCCTCAGCGCTGATTTCGCGGATCTTGCCCTTGTGGATCTTCTTCAGGACGTCGCCCTTGGAAAGCTCCTTCCGAACCCTGCGAAGGAAATTCGGGTTCGCGGTCCCGGCTCCGGCGAGCTTGATCTCGGCAGGGTCCTTTTCGTCGACGAACCCCGGAACGTCCCTGAACACGTCGACGGCCTTGAACCAGTAGCCTTCCCGTTCCGCACGCGCCGGGGCTCCGAATGATTTCTCCAGATTCATTACGCCACCGCCCTCGTGATGCTCAGCGTGCACTCCTCGCTTACGTCGTAGAGTCCGGCGAAGGTGAGCTTGCACATCATGTCCTGATCGTTCCCGCCCGATTCGGTGTTGGCCGTCTCGAACTTGAGGTTCGGAACGAGGAAGGTATACTTCTCGCCCGTCGTCCCGCCGATGGTGAACGTCAGGCTTGCGGCGGTTCCGGCGAGGAAGAGACTGTAGAGCGTCGTATCCTCGAAATAGACATCCATCGAGCCGGACACCTCGAACCGCCCGTAGCCGATTCCGAGCGAATCGACGGAGCCCACGGCGTTGGCCGCACGGAGGTTGTTGTTGACCGAGAGTTCGATTCCCTGGATGTGCGGATTCGACACGCCGCCGACCGTGAGCGACGCGAAGTGAGCCGCCGCGTTCATGACGTCGTTGTCGTTCGGGTCGACGTACGTCGCGCCGGAGATGGCCGTCTGCGCCACGGAGCCGCCCTTGCCGATGAACGACATGGACCCGGTGACGATCTCCTTGGCCTTGACGGAGAGGGAGAATTCGTTGACTTCCATCCCGGTGTAGCGGAGGTATTCCGTCGTCGCGCCGCAGGGAACCTGCTTTTCGAGCGTGAAGCTCTTCGGCGTCGAACCGTTCTTGATGACCGTTCCGACCGCCGCGACGCCGACGGTGATCTGGTCCGCCGTTCCGTCGCTTGCCCATCCGGAGCCGACGACGTGCGTCACGGTCTTGAACGTCTTGGTCCCGCTCACGGTAACGCCGGTGGCGCCGGGAATGATGTCTTCGGTGATCGCGTCGTCGCCGGAGTCGGTGCCGGTGATCGTGATGATTCCGGGAGTGTCGGCGCTCCCCGCCACGGTCCGCGTGACGGTGATCTTCGCGGGCGATGCTGGCTGCGCGGCGACCGTGTAGACGCCGTTCACCATGTCCGTTGCGGTCACGATCTTGTCGGGGTCGGCGGCCGTCCCGCTTCCCCACGTGCTGTGCATCGCCGATTCGATGAAGTCGTCGAGCGTCCCGTAGGACAACTCGAAGTCGATCCCTCCGGACGCCCCGCCGCCGACCTGAATGAGGTCCGTCACGTTCCGGTCGAGCCGGGTTTCCGAGGATTTGACGTTCTCCCGCTCTATGGAGAGGCTGTCCCCCGTTTTCCGGAAAATCTTAAACGCCGGAGTCGCCGGAGTCGTGCCCCACGTCGCTTCGGCGATATGCGCGATCTGGATTGCCGAGGTGCTTGCAATCGTCACGGGTGTTCCCCCTTTCGATAAAAAAAAGGGGAACCCCCGCGAAAGGGATTCCCCTTGACTCTGCCGTTATTCGGTTGTCGCTGTTACATGAATTCGTCCCGCGTGAACGGGACCGTTACGTTGATCTGGCGCCAGCCGTCCACGAGCGAATAGCCTTTCTGTCCCGAGTTGGTCGTCACGGCTGAGACGTAGGCCGGTCTGAATCGGTATCCGGCGAGCGTCAGTCCGGAGAACAGCGTTATGACGTTGTCGCCGAGCGCCCGCGCCGCCGATTCGCCCTGATGGAGCGGGACGAATATCTGAATCACGACCATTCCGACGTGCCGAACGACGTTGTTTCCCGGAGCGCCTGCCGATATCTGCTGCGCCTCGCCGTTTACGACGTTGAACGCGACCCACGGAACGCCTGCCGTCGGCTCGTACGGTACGTTCGGCCAAGCGATGGGCGTCCGGGCTTCGTAAACGATGGGCGGTCCTGCACTCTTAACCTTGATCCATCCGATGTTGAACGCTCCGGCGAGCGCGCTGTATTCCGATGCGTAGCTCATCTCTCGCGCGTCAGGAACGCCTTCACCTCCTCGATCGAGATGCCGAGCATGCCTTGCGGAGCCTGCGTGGAATATCCGTTGATGGTCTTACCCTCGCCGCCCTTCGGATTGAGCGGGTATCCGCCGTTTTCGAGGATCCCGGCATACGGAAGGTTGTTCGACACGTGGACCGGAACTCCGAACGCAAGGGACGCGAGCTTCTGCTGTCCCCTGGACATCGCCGACGGCGATACGCTCCCGTGCGCGTCGGTTTCATCGACGTCCACGATGCTTTCATCCGCCGCGCCTATGCCTACCATCCAGTTGGCGCGGAATCGGCCCGAATCGACCGGGCTTTTCATCATCGCTCGGCTGAAAACCTCAAGGACGATCTTCTTCACGAACGCGACGTGCGCCTGCGGTACGAGCTGTTCCGCCCACTGTCGGCACTCAAGAGAGAACTGGCGCTGCCCGACGGGACGACCGTTCGGCATGAAACCGGGTGTTTTCGCTCTCGGCATGTCGTCACATCCTCGCCTGAATCTCGTACAGGACGACCGTAGCTCCGGGCGACAGCGGCTTCACGTTGACGACGCTCCATACGTCGGCCCCAATGGTCAGGGTATCCTTGACTGTAGGCGCGACCGTCAGCCCGAGCGCCGATAGTAAAATCTTCCTGTCTCCTGCGAGGATGGATGTCCCGTTGACGAGTCCGTCCTTGTAGGTTTCGACGACGATCTGAACGGCGTGCGTCGTCGTGGTGGTAGTCGGCGATTCCCACGGGTTAGACGCCGGGACCGTCGCGTTGTGCGTCAGCGTCGCGGCCTGACCGAATTTCCGTATCAGCCTGTCGGCGGCGGACTGGGATGCGGCGTAGTCGAAAGACGACATGGCATGTCGCCTACCGGAACGAAACTTCTATCGTCGTGTCTGTCCCGCCGAGAAGCGGGGCCGAATCCGGGACGGCGATATCCGCGCCGGTCGTGCTCCCCTCGGTCGTCAGTCCGCACGTGACGTACGTCGCTCCGGTCACGGGCGCCGCCGTCCACGTCGCATCCGCCGTAACGGTCATCGCGGCGAGGAATTCGTCGAAGTCCGTTCCGGTGAGGTTGCGGATTGCGGCCTGTATCGCGGCGGCCGTGTTGTTCGACGCCGTTGTGCTCGCAAGCAGAATTTCGACCTGCCCGAGTTCGTTGACAGACACGGCCAGTTCGTCCGCCGTGTTCGCGCCCCACGACGCATTGCTCACGAAATTTCCGCCCTCGCCGCCGAGTCCGGCCGTCAACGTCAGCGAACCCTGCGCCGTCTCTTCCGCGTCCAAAAACGCGATGACCGCAACGGCCTTCGTCGCGGCGGGACGCGCGGCGGCATATCCCGCCGATTCCGCTACGGTCAGCCCCGTCACGTCGATGTCCGCTACCGTAGCGCCCTGTATCGCGGCCTCGATCAGCGCCGCGCTGTTGCTCGCAGCCGTATCGCACGCGAGCTTCACGGTGACGGTCTTCCCAGATACCGCTACCGATAGCGCGTCCTCAAGCGCCGTCTCGAACACGAATGTCATTTCGTTCCCGACGGTCCCATTGACGCCGCTCGTTATCGTCAGCGTCTTGCCAGTTCCGAACGCGTAGACGTTGCTCGCGGCGGCATTGCCCTGCACGACGGGCGTCTGCGCTGTCCCCGACCGGATCTTGACCAGCTCGAACGGCGCGAGCCCCAGGTATTTCGTATCGAGCGACACGGCGCGGGAAGCCGCCGCCTTCACCGTCACTTCCGTTCCCGCGTCGCTGTAAAGATCGCTCCACGTCACTCCGTCCAGCGATGCCTGGAAGGTCAGATCGGCGGTTTCCCACGATGCGGGAATCACCACTCCGATCCGCTCTCCCGACACGACGACGGCGGGCGTCAGCGAATTGCGAAACGCCAGAGTCTGGCGCATGGTGTCGTCACTCCTTTCATCCGCGCTCGATCCGGACGTTCCCGCGCGAACCCGTGAGCCCGGAAAGCATCCTGTCGATGCGGCGGAACCGCGTTTCGGACGGAGCGCCGTCCATGTACGTGACGGACAGTGATCCGACCGATTCGGATTTGATCTGCCCGCCCCTGTCCTGATCCGGGTCGAGTTCCGTTCCTCCGATGATCCGGAGCGCAGCCTCGCACGTCGCGTTGACGACTGCCGACGGAATGGATTCGGAATCGACGTACAGCCCGTCCTCGTCCCTCACGTCCCACCGCGGCCACGCGAGCGTCTGCGTCGTGTCGCACCGCCGCCCCTTCCATCGTCCGCGATAGGCATTGTCAATCCAGAGAGTCGCCTTGCGGATCGCGGCTTCCTTCGCGGCGTCGAGCCCCGCCCACGCCGTATTGCCGAGCGCCGTATGGTATGCGTCGCAGTCGGCGACGGAAACATACGCATCGGTTCCGACGGTCAGCGACATCGGTTATTTCCTCGTCCTGACGCGAGGTTTCGGCTTCGGAGGGGCCGGAGTCTTTCGCGGCGGCGGGTTATTGACGACGGGTTCCTTCTCCGGGACGGGAACGGGGTCCGGTTCCGGCTCTGTGTACAGCTCGTGTTTCGTCGCATCGAATTCGTTCCGGGCGAGCAATGCAAAACCGCCCTTGAACCGGATGCGGACGTAATCAATCATGTCGTCACCTCCGGAATGGGAAAGGGGGCCGATTCCGGCCCCCTGATTCATGGCTACTGAACCATGCGCACCGCAAGGTTCGGGTCGAGCACCTGAACGCCCCAGAGTGCATCGATGCCGACCTTGACCGTGCTCTTGTCGCCGTCGTACCACATGCGCGAGCGGAGCGCGAGCCCGGTCACGGGGTCGACGACGGACGCGATGCGGGCTCCGAGCTGTTCTCCGATGTTCGGCAGCGGAGCCATTGCGAGAGCGAAAGCGTTCCGGTGGAACGCAAGGCACTGATTCTTGGTCGCGCCGGTGCCGGACGGCAGGTAGATCGTTACGACGGCGTTTTCCGCAGCCGCCTGCTTGAGCGCCGGGTAGATGCTGATGGACGTCGCGCTGTTCACGGTCGCGTTCGCCGTGATGGTGTACCGCTGGCTGTCGCCGGTGATCGCGAGGATGTCCCCCGCCTTGACGGTCTGCGCATCCGTGAGGCTCTTGACGACGATCGCAGTGGCCCCGGCCGCAGTGTCCGCGTTGACCGCCCCTGCGGTGTCGGCCATGGTTCCGGACAGGTGCGCAGGGGTGTTCTGGTTGGCGAAAACCTCGAATCCGAACTTGCGGCCGAGCGTTCCCCGCATCTGGGTTTCAGCGCCGGAAGCTCCGGCCCCATCCACCGTATGGAACACGGAAATGTTCTGGAGTCCGGCCTGCACCGCGCCGTCGACCATGAAGTGGAGATTCCCGTCCTCCACGGGAGCCTTCAGGTCGAAGAGCTTCTGATACGCCTTCGTGATGTCCGCGACGGTCGGGGTCGAAGCGATGGTGTCGTGCCACGGAATCTGCTTGTAGAGCGCCACGAGGGTCAGGTCGATCTTGTCCGCGATCGAGTAGGCCGCAGGACGGATGTGCTTCTCGATGATCTGTTCCTGGGTGAAGGAGAGTTCCTTGTCGGAGAGGGCGAATTTCGTCTCCCACCACTGATCGAGCGTGATGTTGACGGTGTCGGGCGCTAGCTCCTGCGTGGTGCCTCCGGTGGTCGTGTTGACTTCGGTTGCGGTGAAGCTCGTCGGGCGGTCGATGGAGATGACGGAGCCCTTCTGACGCTGCTCCTTGTCGTATCCTCGATAGACGCGTCCGGCCATGCCGAGCGCCTTTTCAAGCTGGATCAGGGACTCCTGCGCATAGAAAATGGGATCGTAGTTGCCGAGAGAATTCGACAATTCGATTACCTCCTATTGGGTTTTTGGGTTATGGGATTTCGGTCCCGACTGGGACCTGTGGGGGTTACTCTCCGGCGATCTGGAACGTCGCCCCGGATTTCGCGGCGGCTTCCCGCGCCGCACGGTATTTCGCCGGATCCTTCGCGTCGTCGCGGGAGAGCGTGAACATGCCGCTTTGCTGCGAATTGCCCGGTTTCATCCCGCCGCCGCTCGCGCCGGTTCCCTCGAACGCACGGCCGTAGATCTCGTTGCTCTTGAGCTCCGCGATAAGGTCCTTGACGCCGAGGTATTCGCCCTTGCTGTTCATCCGGGGGGTTCCGTCCGGAGTCAGCACGCGGACGACGTATTTCCCGTTTTCGTCGAAAACCTTCACCTGCCGCTGGACGTGCGGGAGAAGAAGCTCCGGGATGCCCTTTTCGGCGGCGATGGCGGATGTCGCGGCGGCGTCGATCAGATAGGACTCCAGCGCTTTCTGCCGCCGCTGGATTTCGGCGTCCTTTTCCGCAATCACCTTGTCGCGGGCGGAAAGTTCCTTGCCGTGCGAGTCCACGAGCTGAGCCCGCAGCTTTTCCCACTCGCCTTTCTGTTCCAACTTCGCCTTTTCCGCTTCCTCCTGCTGGCGCAGAAGGTCCGCTATTTCCTCCGGGCTCTTCCCGAGCCCCTGATACTGCTTCGCGAGCTTTTCAAGCTCCCGCGCCGTCTTGCGTTCCTTCTCCAACGCGGACTTGAGCCCGCTCGTATCCTCGACGCCCTCCACTCCAAGGACGTAAGAGCCGTCCTTTTCCTCGTAGAAGCCCCGGATTCCCTCCGGCAGCCCCTTGTATTCATCCGTACTTACCTTGAGTTTCAGAGTCATTGGTGAATCACCCTCCCGGTGAGATTTGGATTCCCCGCCGCTTCCCGCGCGCGGGCACAAAAAAAGGCCCCTCGGGTTTCCCCGAGAGGCCGTAATGAGCTTGGGTTATTTGGATAGGGTTAGGCTATATGGTTGCGGCCACAGCCCTTGAATCTCCGCGATCAGGGCCGGGTTGTCGCGGATGACCTGAAGAAGACCATGCGCAAAGCCGTCGATGGCGCGCTCTTCGTCGTCGTTGTCCTGAAATACATCCCGAAGTTTCGATAGTCTCACGATGCCGTGAAGCACCTCATGAAGGATCGTCTGCGCCTGAGCCTGTTCCGACAGACTCGGTTCGATTTCGATTCTTGAAACGTTGACGCATATCCTCCCGCACGCATTGGCCGCAATGGACAGTTCCGGATTCGCCCTTACATCGAAGTCAACGCCGCCTATGCGGATCTTCTTGATTCTGTCCAGAATGCTCATGCCGCGTCCTCCGGGACTTCCTCGCCGCCGTCTACAGCCTCCATCCGAAACTGCATTCCGCAGATGTCGCAGACGAGAAGGACGTTGTCCTTGAGGAACGCGTGGATCCCATGCGTTAGGGCCTCGACAATCGGCTCGTAGGCTTCGGGGTCGTCGGAATTGTCGTGCCCGGATTGCAGCAGAATCGCATGAATCGTTTCATGGAGAAGCGTCGCGTGCATAGCCTGTTGCGACAGCTCGGACGACACGCGTATCTCGGTGCTCGCCTCGTCGATCATGCCACACATTTCGCTGGTCTTGAGCATTCCGTCGTCGAGCGTTATTTCGTAGTCCGTTCCGCCGATGCGGACGGCGTGGATTTTGTCGAGGATCATTCGGACCTCCTTCGTCAATCGTCGTCGCCGACGAGTCTGCGAATCAGCTTGTCTCCGGCCACCAAATCTGCAATCAGGTCGTCCCATCCGCCTTCGTCGCTCATTCGGGGCCTCCCGCAGCCGCTTTCGGCGCGAACCGGCCGTCAATGCGTTCGATCAGCCGCTTGCACGCCTCGATCTCGCGCGCCACAAGAGGGTCGTTCTCGTTCGTCGAAAGAAACCGGATCAAATCGACGAGCTTCCGCTTCCCCTTCTCCCTGTTCGCCACGAACGACTCGTACCCTGCCTGTTCCGCCTCGTCCATCTTCCGGATGGCGTTCGACAGGGTGCGGAGGGGGTCAGCATCCACGGGATTCCACCTCCCCATAAAGCGACTTCGCCGCTCTCACGGCCATGTCGCGTATCGTCTCGTCCTCGCTCCTGTCGTGGATCATCAGGAGCGCGTTCTCGAGCCTGCCGATCATCACGTCCTGCGTATGCCGCGTCTGGGCGTCGATCTCCGCAAGCGACGCATACCCCTGTCTCAACTGCGCTATCTCGCGTTCCTGCGCGTGAGCCCGCTCCACCAGAGCGCGATTCCCGTTCCGGAGGACTTCAACCAACGTCGCAAGCTCCGCGTTCTTTGCCCTTTGCCGCTGGTACGCCGCCTTGTAGTGCCTTCCTGCAACAGCGTCGTCATCGCTCAAATCGTCGCCTCCTGATAGGCCACAGAATCAGCGGGGTATTTGATACGAACCAATACGAAACCGAACCAAACGCCGCGAACCGTTGCAGCGCAATATGGCCCGTAATTGATGCGCAACAAAAAAGCCGCCCCCGAAGGAGCGGCCAATCAAACAGGATTATTCAAGTTCAAGTCCGATGCTGCCTGTGACGTCTCCACTGATCTTGCACGTTATCTCATACGGCGGTTCCCACGGCTTTTTCGTGCTCGGAGCCGAGGGCCAGCGTATCGGCTCCCATATTTGCCCAGGGGAGGGTGGGTCAGATATGGCCGGGACCGGCAACGGAACGGATCTCATGCCTTCGATCTTCCCCTTGAGGAACGACACTTCGTTCTCAAGCTCGCGGATGCGGTTCTCAAGGTCTGAGCGAGGCGGGACTTCGCATCCCCTTGCCCTGAATTCCCTTTCGACATCGATCATGGCTACTACCCTCCTACCGGGATAGGTTATTTGCGAAACACTCAATCGCATTTTCAAGCCTCGTGATCCGATTACCCAAATCGTAGATTTCGCAATCTCGCGCCATGTCTTCTACCGGAATGTCTTGGCCCGATACCAGGTTGTATGTTTTGTCAAAACTATTCATAGAGCACGGACAGATTTCTCCGGAGGACTCGTCGCGGACGATATAGCCCCCATACTCGACCTCATCCCATCCGCTCCGTGTTTTCACGTACATAGAGCGGCTGCCATCAGCTTTATCTACTACGTCGATGAATCCAGCCTTGATAGCGTTACTGATCCATTCCGGGTATATTTCTGGGGTTCTTCCCCCACGTTGAAACGCTTCGAACGTCGCGGGTCTTTTGATACATCTCACCATGTCCGCACCCACCTCCCTATCCGAACATCTCGATCAATTCCTTCAGCGTCAGCTCCCGCCCGGTCTGGTCCGTCATGTCGCGGATGCTGATCTTGCCTTCCTCCCACAAGCGCGCCTTGCCCTTGCCGAACATCTCCGCCACGAAACCGGGTTGTTCGTCCTCTTTCTGCCGCAGCCACTCGTCGAACGTCATGCCGGCGGGAACCTGACCGTCCATAGAGGCGCGCGTCGATTCGGGGATCTCGTCGAGGTCGATGCCGAGTTCGCGGAAGCTCTTCAGCACTGGAACCGTCGTACTCCGGCAGCCCCAATGCCTGGGGGGTGGTTCGAACGTCTTGCCGTGCCCTATAGGATTGCCTTCCAGATCCCACGTCAGCCCATCCAGAGAGGCGCAATTCTTGACAAGAAAACCACTTGCGATGTATAATCCTAGACTAGATTGGAGGTTATAAACATGGCAAGATCTGTGCTCTCGCCTTACGCCAACGACGTTATCGCGCAATACCGTTCCGGGAAAACGGCTTGCAAAATTGCTAAAGACTTCGGGGTGAGTACCACCACAGCTACCAAATTCCTGATTGGGGCGGGGGTCATGGAATACTCCCCCAGAGACGGGAGAAACACTTTGAGCGCCGCAGATGCCCGTCTTGCCGTTTGCCTTTTTAACAAAGGGATTTCGCCGTCCCAAATATTGAAACAACTTCCCCGGAAACGAAGCAAGTCTTGGCTTTACTCTGTTTTCAAAGAATTCAACTGCGACCTTCAAGGGTGGTACGGTTGGAAACAGACGCAGGAAAATCTTGAAAAACAGTCCATGACCAAAGAGAGAACCGGGTTCTTGACTCCTGCGGAGGATGCCCTTTTTTCCATGCTCTCCAAAGAAGGGCGCCTTGACATTATTCCCCAAAAGTCTATTGGGGTTCACAATGCAGACTTCCTCATCGCCTCCCATTCCGTCGCCGTGGAATTGGCCTGTAGAGGATCTTTCATGAGATACCTCAGAAAAGGGATGTGCATAGATCGAATCAAAGAGTTCGGAAAAGCTGGTTGGCACACTTACGTTTTGTTCACCAAAGACAGAGAATTTCTCATCAGGGACGGCATAACAGACCTCTTGGCCTGGCTTGACTTTATCAAGCGCCAACCACCCACTCGGCGTCAGTATAGGGTGGTTCGGAGTCCCGGTGATCTCCTTGCCTGTGGCTGTAGTGACGACGACAAATTCCCCGGAATAGAACCTTTTATAGACTCTTTGAAGTGAACCTACAGGAATAACGGGTGTTTCCCCAGGGAAACATTCGATTGTCGTCCGCTGGTCGAGCGTCGCTACCCACATGACGCCCTTCACCACGTCGGAGTTTTCTTTGTACACGAGCATGTGGGCGTCGTTCGCGATCTGCTGGACGGACGATCGGATGACCGCCTCCGCCCCCCGGCGAGTGCCCATTCGGAGGTCGAATATCGGATTGCCTTCCTCGTCGGTGCTTTTCGTCAGTCGCCGGAGAAGCTGCGCGTTCGTCTCGCCGCGCAACCACCCCTGCCGGATGGTGTCCTTGAAGTTGTTCAGGAGCTTCGCCGACTGCCGGGACCACCATTCGGACGACGGGGCGTTCAGAATCAGCGCGTCGGACGCGGCCGACATGATCTGTTCCTGAGTCAGCCCGAGGGTTATCAGCTCGATGCCGATGCCCTTGTTGAGCGCGGCGACGAGCCACGCCGTCTCGGTTTCCATCAGCCCGGAGAGCGTGCGGGTCATTTCGCCCGATATGTCGTCGTAGACTGCCTGTATCGCGTTCTGTGCGGTCTTCCACAGCTCTTTCAGCCGGTATTTCTGGTAGTCCGTCCCGTACTCGCCGCCAATGCCGATGTCCGACATGTCGAGCGCGAGCTGACCCAAGAGCTTGTCGAGCATCTTCAGGATCTTCTTCCGCTGCGACGCTTCGAGCCGCGACAGGACGATTCCCCTGCTTCGGATCGCGTCGGCTATCGTCTCGTTGACCGATTTCATGTCATGCGGCCGGTTCCGTCAGGTCCGGCCCCTCCGAATCGACCATTTCCAATTCCGCTTCCGCGTCGAACTCCTCCGGCAGCAGCCCCCTTCTGACCGCTTCCGCCAAGAGCGTCTTTTTGGTAATGATTCCGCCCATCTGCATCTGCATGAGGCTCTTGATGTCCTCCGCCGACTCGCCGGGCATAGAGAACGCCCCCTGTAGCTGGATCGATCCCCCGTCCTTCAACCCGATCCATTCGGCCATGATTTGCAACACGTTCTCTAGCGCGTCCTTGACGCCGATGGACATTCGCCGGAGGTCGGAGGTCGAGTTCGCGTTGGAGATTTCGGATTCCGTCGCGGTCACGTCGGCGCCCGTCGCACGCGGCATTTGGAATTGCAATCCCTCCATCGCCATATCGACTTTCAGATCTTGGAGACGGGTCCGCCCCGCGTTGATAGCGGTTCCGGCATGTTCGAGGTAATAGAATTTCCCGCCGGGGTCGGTCATGGACAGGAACCGGAAGGGAGAAAGCACTACTTTCGGATCTTCCTCCGGCTTCCAGCCCGACGCGGCGAGGATCGGAAAACTCGCCACTGTGATAGCGTTCGCGTAGTCGCTGTAGTCCTGCCAGTAGGCGACGTTCATGTAGGCCAAATCGAGCAGCGGCGGGCGGCAGAGAAACGCGCCGGTGCGCTCGCCGTAGAGCGGGACGAGCGGTACGCGGGGCAGCGAAGTCGTTCCGTTTTCGACCATCGCCCACTCTTCCGTCTGGCCCTTGCGGACACGCTCCCAGACCTCATACGCTCCGGGAGACAGGACGCGGACCCGTTCGGCGGTCGTCTCACCGTAGGCCCCGTCCGGCACGGTCGCGTTCTCGCGGATTCGCGCCTGAATGATCGTCCGACCGTCTGGGGAGAGACGCACGCCGATGACGCTTTCAGCCGGGAGTGAGACGACATACGGTCTTGCGCCGGACGCCCGCTCGTCGGCGAGTGTGCGGATTCCGTCGGTGCGCGGGTACTCGACGAGCAGATAGTGGATTCCTTTCGATAGCGCCCCGCGCAGAGCGTCAGGGGCCATAATCGCGAGGTGGGAACCCTGCATGTCAAGGTCTTCGCAAAACTCGCGGATCTGAGGCGGCACGTCGTTCTGTAGCACGGGCTCCTTCGCAAAGATCTTCCCGGCGAGGTGCCGGACCGTGCCCTTGAAATAATTGTGGAGGATCGCTCGGGAGAGTCGGTACCGGTAGTCCTCATCCTCCTCCGCCCTGTGCTTCGGGAGGTACGCGGTCCCGGCATCCCGCATCGCCCGCGTGCCTCCAAGCAGCGCCTCGATCATGTTCCAGTCCGGCACCCTCGCGGCGTACGCAGCCGATGGCGTCGATACGTCTGTTTTGATGTCGCCCATGCCCTCACCATCCCCCTATACGTGCCCTATCCAGCCGGAACCGACATGACTCCGACGGATGAGCTTGTTTAATGCGTACCTAATACTGTCAATACAATGGTCGTTTTTCCCGTCTATCACCGGCAGCACGTCCCCGGTCACGGCGTCGGTCTTGTACCGGTACATCCGGCACTCCTCCGCCGTATGGCGGCAACGCTCATGTACGACGATCTCCTCAAAGCTCCGCAGGTACGCTATCCCGTCCTCGACGGAGCCCTTCCACTTTTCCGCCGGTCGGATGTCGAAACCGCGCTGACGGACGTACGAGATCGTCTCCGGTCTGGCGCAGTCGGCCCAGATCGTCCATCGGCGGGATTCGGGCACCTCGTCGAACATGCTCCGCCCCGGCTCGCCCTGACGCCGGGCGAGGTCGTCTATGTCCACCCCGATCCCGTACGCCTCCCGGTCGATGTAGAGCGTCCGGTCGATGATAAAGCACCGGACAAGCGCGGTCGGGTCTTGGCTAAAGCCCCAGTCCGCGCCGAAATAGAATCTCGCATCGTCGGGCGTCTGAAACGCGGCGACTCTGTACTTGCCGCGCAGAATCACGGCGTCGGAGACAGTCCGCGTCTCGCCCTCCCAGACGTGCTGATAGGCTTCGGGATCGACGCGCCTCAAATACTCCATCTCGTCGCGGAGGACGTCGGGAAACCACGGGTTGTCGCGCCATGTCACTTTTTGGACGACGGAATTTGGCGGGGGATCGAGCACGAAGCGCCGATAGGTCGGGTCGTCCGCGTCGATCGGGTTGAAGCTGATCCAGATCTCCGAACCCGCCTGACGGATCGTCGGTATCAGGACATCCCAGCTCTGCTCGGAGACGCTGACCGCCTCCTCGACCCAGCAGATGTCCACGCCCTCGGTTGATTTGATCTCCTGGATGTTGTGCCGAAGGCCTTTGAAAATGAACTCTGTCCCGTTGGCCCCGACTATTCGCGTTTTCTGGACGTCGTACCAGCGGGACAATCCGAGGTCGACGAGTTGCTCACCGAGTAGCTTGTGGACGCTGTCGGCTATGGACGTCTGATACTCACGGGCGCAGAGGATGCGGAGCTTGCGCTCGACGCCCTTGAGGAGCAGCGCGCGGGCAAATTCCCAGCTTTTGGCGCCGCCGCGTCCGCCGTAGAAGACCTTGTACCTGGCCGGGCGGAAGAGGTCTTGAAACGGCAGTGCGAACTCGATCTTTTTGGGCTCGATTTTTGGCTGCATTTTTGGGTTCCTTTTTCGGGATGGATTTTTCCGGGGTTCGGACGATAATCCAAAAGCCCCGGTGATTTTGGGCCTGTAATTTCGCTCCAAACGAACGAGAACGGGGCTAGGTTGAACTTTGTGGGGCTAGGTGGTGTATCCGTACCTTTTTGCTAAGTTAGGTGCCTTGTAGGGCCTCTATGCGCGTCGTTCGGTTCGGGGTGCGCGGATTTGGGGGAGAGAGGAGCTCCTTGAACGGCGAAGGTCATTGAAAACTGACGAAAACGAGCGTATGCTATTTTCATCCCACGGAAAGGGGCGGTAAGAATGGCGCGAAAGGCGGGTCAGGAAGAAGCGGCAGTGCTCTACATCCGGGTCAGCACAATGGATCAGGCGGAGCACGGGGTATCCCTCGACGCACAGGAGCAGCGGCTTCGGTCGTACGCGGCGGCGCAGGGGCTTTCGGTCGTCGCCGTCCTTCGGGAAGAGGCAATCTCCGGGACCGTCCCGCTGTCCGAGCGCCCCGAGGGGCGGGAGCTGGTCGGACTCGTGACGTCCGGGAATGCGGCTCACGTCGTCGCGCTGAAGCTCGACCGGCTCTTTCGGAGCGCGGTCGATGCGCTCCAGACAACCGCCGAGTGGGACCGGCGCGGCGTCTCGCTCCACCTCGTGGACATGGGCGGACAAAGTCTCAACACCGGGTCCGCGATGGGGCGGATGATGCTCACCATGCTGGCCGGGTTCGCGCAGTTCGAGCGCGACCTGACGGCGGAGCGTACCAAGGCGGCGCTCGCCCACAAGCGGGACGCGGGCACGGCGTACTCTCCGACTCCCTACGGCAAGGTCCGCGAGGGGGAAACGCTCCGGGACGACGCTACGGAGCAGTCGATACTCGCGAGGATACGCGCGATGCGGGCGAAGGGGCTCGCGCTCCGGCGGATCGCGGACCGGCTGAACGGCGAAGGGATCGCAAGCAAACAGGGGCGCACCTGGTACGCCTCGACCGTAGCGTACATGCTGAGACGGACGGCGGCAGAGGTGAGCCGATGACAGAGCGGCTCTACAGCGTCGCAGAGGCGGCGGCAGTCATGGGGATCTCGCCCCTGACTCTGGGCGACTGGCTCAGGGCGGGGAAGATCACCGGCACGAAGATCGGCAGGAAGTGGCGCATCACGGAGAGCGATCTACAGGCGTTCATCGACGCCGGGCGACGGGCGCGGATCAGCTCCGGCACTGATCCGGAGTAGCTGGATCCGTACAAATCCGGTCGGTTTTGTACAAGAGACGAATTAAAATATTTTAATCGTCGCTCTTCCTCGCGTCAACGAACGCAATCTGAATGAGCGGCGGCAGGATCGCCTCGCCGTTCGGCCCTCCGATTCGGTCCAAAAAGTCTCCCTCGGAACGGCCGAGCAATTCAGCGGCCTTCAGACGATTTTTCATATCCTCGTCGGCGTCGCGCAGGACGGTGGTCCAGAAACTTTGTCGCTCCTGACGGTCGGCGATGCGAGCGGAAACCTCTTTTTTTTGCCTCGCGGCAATAGCCTCAGCGATGCAAGGTTTTTTTAAGTTTTCAACTCCAATTACATGCGCAGTTTTTTTCGAATAACCTGCAATCAGTGCCGCTTCAGTTGCATTCCCGCAATAAGCCTCAATAAATGCTTTTTGCTTTACAGTCAATCCATCTCTTGTTCGCGGCACTTTTCTTCACCTCCACATACTTCTTTTTTGTCCTTATACTCTTATATATACTTTATATCTCTACACATATAGACAAAAGACTCTATATACCAGCTATGAGCTGATACATAGAGTCTACAGTCAATATATAGTGCTGTAAGTACCACTACATTACGTAGTATATATCTAGTACTGTGTATAACTATATAGCTTTGAGGTACTCTATAGTACGCTAAAAGCCAATACCTTGTACATAAGCTCCTGTACCTAGGTATTGGCTTTGGCTTTGGTATCTAGTCTCTAAAGACCTATAGTATTAAGTACATATATATACATAGGCCTTGCGCTTTTTTTCACGCGTTCTGCTCACTCGTTTTCGGCAAGGTATTCGTCGATCAACCGGCGCACGATGATCGCGGCCTTTGTATCTTTTTTGAGCGCCACCATATGCAGGCGCTTGATTTTTTCCGGCTCCATCAGTACCGTCAGATGGCGCATTTTTTTGTCTTCCGTCATTTCGTTCCCCTCCTCCCCATTTCGGAGGGGAGCATAGCACAAAATACCGCTATAAACAATGCGGTAAATGAGTCTAAAGACCCATTTACATGAGCGGTATCGCGGTATATACTTTGACCATCGAGCGAGAGAGAAGCCCGAGAAAAAGGGACCAGAGAACATTGAAAAGTCGAAGCCTAGCCGGGACAGGCAGAAAACGCCCGGACGCGCAGGAGCGGGAGGTTTTTGAGCCGAAAGGGCGATGACCCCATGGATCGCGACGAAAGCGCGGAGCACAAAACGAAAAACATGGGCCCGACACCCTCCGCCTGCACGCGGCGGGCCTGCGAATCTGCCGAGAGAGGGACAAAATCAGGGGAGGCGACAGAAAATGACGAAAACGGTCATGGCAACGCATTTTTTCACTGGACAAGGAGTTGAGGTGACGTATGACCCCGCGAAGGTCGAAAACTTCCGTGACGAAAGCAACCTCTCGGCGTGGGAAACATCATGGGGGACGCGGGTTGAAGTCGTGGGCGGCACATTGTACCCGACTCTCTCCCGGCACGGAGAAAACCACATCGTTACGCGCCACAATGTTTTTCGACCGGATCCCGAGCAGTACGAGATACCGCAGGCGCCTGATTTGAGCGAATTTGTATAGCACCAAGCCGCCTCTCACCGGGCGGCGCAAGCCCGCACTCCCCAGCCCCCAGCCGGATAACGGCATGGCGCGGGCGGACGTAGACCGATGGGGAAAATCTCATGTGTCCGCGAGGACGAGGGAGGAAAAGAAAATGGAAGTCGCGATGCAGTACGCTTCGCTTTGCCAAGAGTCCGCCGAGATAGCCGAGCGGATAGTCGAGATCCTTCTTGACCACCGGGGCGCTGACCCCGATTCGGTCACGTGGTCCCATGTGTCCGAAGCCGAAAGCATCCTGAATCGGCTTCGGGAAATCGAAACTTTGTGCAAGTAGACGAAAGGGAGGAACGAAAAATGGTCACGATCACGAGCGCACGGGAATACAACCTTTGGCTCGGAAACGACGAGGGGATCTATCACGCGGCGGTCGAACTGGCGAAGACAAAACAGAAAAGCAGAGCGGGAAAGGTCACTGCGGTTGCTGCGCGCCGGTTTGTCCGGGAATGTTTTCCGGACGGCACGCCGGACATGAACCAGATCCCGGGACGAAAATACGCCAGCGTCGATTTCAAGGCGATCGCCGACGCGATCAACGAATTTATTGAATGACCGCCGCAAGGCCCCGCATGTGTCCCGTGCGGGCCGGTGCAAGTCCGGCGCCCCTGACCATCGGGGCGGCGCTCATGGCAAAATCACAGGGGAGGGGACAGAATTGATAGACGAGAGCAAACACGACATCGAAACACGGTATCCCGACCACGAGTGCGTCGAAGAATTTTTCACGGTTGTCAGAGAGCAGACGGGAGAAACACTTGCCACAGAAGAGGCCCGTGACAGGTGGATTCGCAAGCTTGAAGAGAGCTGTGCCGAGAGTGAGTTCCGGGAGCTTGAGCATCAGCAGTTCCGTATCATCGGAGACTACTGGTACCACTATCGTCACCCCCGTTCCGGCAAATTCTTTGAGTCAAACCGGTACTGGTTCGTACATTGGAGCCAGAGAGGAATTGACTACCCAGGCGGCCATCGGCCGCGTACGTCGCCCGAAGGAGAATAAAGTGACAAAATGACTCCCGCCGAAATCATCGCCGAAGCGAAGCGCACGCACGCCCGGATGGTATCGGCCGGGCATGGAGACGAAGCGGACCGTGGATTGCTCGCGGTCCTTTTTCTCGCTGATCCGGATTTCCGGAAACGGGTCGAGTCGGCAACCTGGGCGAAAGCGGAGGCGGAGGCGCTCAAATGACCAAAAAGGGCGAGTACGCCATACTCCACACGACGCGCCGGGCAATCAGTCACCCGGGCGGCGTCACCGAAACTCACAAATGGTCATGTGTCCGCGCCGTCGCGTGTTACCGAACCGGCGGCGTGAAGTTGTACCAGGAAGCGCCGGGACGAATTGAGATCCCGGCAGATTCATCGCGGGAGTTTTTGGACACACCGTATCAGGACGCAGCACGGCGGATCTTCGAGGCGCAGCGGCGTTTCGAGACGGTGGACGAGCTGACGGCGGCATTGAGAGCATAGGGGCCTTTGGGCCCCTTTTTTGCATGGGGAGGTGCGCGACTGGAACGGAAGTCAGAAGCGGGGCTTGTCCCCGCTTTTTTTGTGCCCAAATGCGGTATCATAGCCATGTGTCCCATGTGTCCCGGAGGTGATGTATTTTGATCGAGATTTGCAGACCGTTGCAGGCCCTGCGCGACATCGAAGCGCAATACCCCGGCGCGTGGGATATGGCGACGCGGGCGCGGATACTCCGCGAAAAAGCGGAGGTCCCGCACTGGCCTGACTGGTGCTATGTGCCGGTCGAGGCGTGGCTTATGATCGCGCACACAATACGCGAGTCGCAGTCAAAGCCAGATGTGTCCGATTGGATAAAAGACCTCGGGGAACTCGCAGCGCTCGGAGCGTGGCGCATGACTCGCGGGATCTATCGCTTCGACCCTGACGTCTACACTCCGCTGGTCGAATCGGGGTATAGCGGCGACATCCCGACAGAAGTGCTTTTGAGACTCCCCGAATGGGGAATCTATATCGAAACGCCAGGACTGACCTTTTTTGACGAATGTGTTTTCGGGGCGTTCATTTCGCTGGACTACGACCCTCCGACAAAAGCGCGAGAATTGCGGATGGTACTCGACTGCGCATCAAATCTAGTACCCGTACCGCTTCCGTTTGAGCACAAAACCTTCGAGGAGTCCTTCAGGTCGATCAAATGGGGCGGGATAGCGCAAGACGATAACGGAAAAATAACGACATTCGCGGCTCAAAAAATGGACATCGTCCCGCCGATCTACGGGCAAATCCTCCCGCTCATCCTGTATCTTTGCTCCGACGAGCCTGACATCACCGGGAAAATAGGACACCCGGGGAATCCGGCCCCGATTCGGACAAAACGCGGAGAGCGGCTTTTCGCCGCGTCGGGGGAAAAGGTCTGGGATGTCGGCGTGCGCATGGGGGCCGCAATCCGGAAATGGACCAGAGATGAAACCCATCATGTGTCCGATGTGCCCGGCACGCACGCGAGTCCGCGGCCGCATATCCGCAGGGCGCATTGGCACGGCTTCTGGAGCGGACCACGGAGCGGCAATCGGCGATTCTCGTTGAAATGGATGCCGCCCATCCCGGTCAACATGATCCTGGGCGACGAAGCGCCGGCAGTCATTCACCCCGTGCGCAAATAAGGCCGTATTGTGTCCTGCCACTTCGCCGCTATGCCCTGTTTTTTGACAGCGTAGCTATGCCCTTTTGTCGGGACGTGTATCCGGTCATTCCGGCGAAACCGCATAGCTTGGCGGTCAAATTTAAGGGGATGGCCATGCCTCATGTGTCCGGGCTCATGTGTCCGCGAGCCCCATGTGTCCTGAGGGGTACTGTGCTCATGTGTCCGACAAGTTTCAAAGCCTCATGTGTCCGCTACTCGGTAGCCTCGCCGGACTGCGCCTTCAACGGAGCTTCGATCATGTCGATCATGACGTCGATCGTCTTCAGCGTCTCGATGCGGCCGAAGTAAAACCCGATGGTGGCGGATCCCGCAGCCGCGAACGCGAAGGCCGCCAGCAGCAGCCACAGATTCAGCGAAACGCTCATGTGTCCGACCTCGCATGTGTCCTGCGCTTCGGCCGGTCCACGGGGATCCCGATGCGGTCAAGGTACCAGCACACCACGGTCAGCCGCTCGTCCCAGTTCATCGCTCGCCTCATGTGTCCGACCCCCTCACAGAAACATCCGGGACTCGACATGTGTCCCGCTCTCTTCCATCCGCTCAGCCCATTCCCGCGTCAGCTCCAAATCTATCCGGCAGTCGTCGCGGCACAGGACCGATGCCGTGCGAGGAACGGACGTTATGTTGAGATTCAGCACCGCGAACGAGACGCGCCGACGGGACGCGAAACGGACCAGCGCATATTTTCCGTACCCGACAATCCCCACCGCATCCACAACCGCACCTCCGTTCAGGCATGAAAAAAGGCCCGGAACCCCGTTTTGGGGGCTCCGGACCGTCTGCTTAGACTATTCCATCATAGATTATATCATGCGTGTCAAGCCCGAAAACCACGTATTCAGCGTGGGGAAAGTGATTCGATAGCGCGTGCGACTCGTGAAGACATGTCTTCAACGGTCCTGATGTCTTGTCCGAGGTGCGCGGCTATTTCAGACAGCTTCATTCCCTTCCGGTACCTGAGGTAGACGAAAAGACGCTGCTTCGACGTGAGCGCGGCCATGATCCGAAGGTATTCCATGTCCACCCGCACAAGTTCGTTGCGGATGACATCCCCGTCTTTGAGCGCGGCGACAATGTTTTCCGTCGTTGTGGACGTTCGCGTTTTCTGCACAACGTCCTTGCTGTAGTCCATCCCGATGTCGTCTGCCATCGCCCGAAGCTCTTTCTCCCGCTCCCGTATCGCCATCGGCATGTCCGCACCGATTTTCAAAACAGTCGTCGCTTGTGTCCGGGTCAACAATCACAATCACCTCGACAGTCGTGGTTTCCTCCGACCCCTCCCGCCGGGCGACGCTCAATCCCCATATCTGCGAATCGTCCAGGATCACCCCCGCAGCCGCGAGACAATCCTGCACCGACTTTATCCTGTTGTCGCAATCCATCCGCCGCTTCGTCCTCGTCGTCAGGACGATACGGCATTCGACGCGACCGGGATACGGAGCGTCGCAGAGTCTCCCGCGCCGGAGACAGAGCGACGCCAGCTTTTGCCACTGTTTCGCCGATGCGTCCTTGTACACCGTTCGGCGGCCGTAGGAGTACGTATGGTTCACCGACGGCGGCAATCCCGGAATCACGGCGCACACAAGCGAAAGGGCGGCCTCTTTCGACCGCCCCGCTCCGGTAGTTCTCATGTGTCCCGCACCATCTTCCTCGCTATCTCCCTGCACCGCCCCGCCGTTTCAGCGCCCTTCTCAAGCTCAGTCGGACCATCCACGGCGCGACGCACGATCTCACGTTCGGCGCTTGTCAGATCGTCGCTCATGTGTCCGGCCCTTCCAGTCGAACCCGTGTTCCCGCTTCCACTCGTCCATCTGCGACTCCATCCGGTTCCTTGTGTCCGACACGTGCCGCAGCCAGAACACGAACGACAGGAACCCGAAGAACGCCACCGCCAGTACGCCGTTCAGCGCGTATTCCGCCAGATTCAGAATCGTCGCTTCGCTCATGTGTCACCTCACGCGGCGTTGTCCCTGAGCGGGCAATCCGGCCAGTGATACGACTTGTACGCTTCCGCCATGTCGGTGACGTACCATCCGCGTTCCGTCTCAAGCAGGTCGATAGACCACGATCCACCTACGGCGCGACCGGCCGCACATGCTAGTTCGCGCAACCCTTCGTTTTCCGGAAACCTGCAAAGGCCCTCATAGTCCAAGTCCTTAGGTGCTTTGCCTTGTTCCAGCGCTTCCACAGGCCAATACGGATGCACGCATCTCACAACCCCGTCATCGACGAAAAACCGGAATTCCTTGCAAATGGGCATGTCGTTGTATCCCAGGAATACTCCATACGGCTTGGTCGGAAGGAATTCCCTGACGAACCACACGCCCCACGGAATACCAAGAAAACCGGCCAACTCGGAATAGTTCGCTATGGAAAGGATGTGGTCGATGATGTCCGATCCCTTGTCGATGAAGCATGTACGTTTCCATTCGTGTTTTCCGGATGTCTGGTCGGTCCTGAGAAAGAACGGATATCCGCCGCACACCGTTTCGCCGAGTTTCGCGATACGACGGGCGAATTCCGAAAGCGCTTTTTCCTCTTCGTCGCTGCCGCGTTTCCCGTCGAACCTCGCCCAAACAGCCTTAACCGCCAGCTTCGGGATTGGCAACCTCGCCGTTTTCGGAGTCGGCAATCCGGCGGCTTCGAGCTTCGGCAGCCAATACGACATCGCGGTTTTGTCTTCCTCCGCTTCGTCGTTCTCGTGCTCCTCAAACTTCTGGATCAATTTATCGTTGTATGCCTTGAGCGCCTCCACGTTGATTCTTTTAGCCATTTGATACTCTCTCCCCTCACGCCGCGAGCTTGTAGCGGACGATTCGCAGCTCGCGATTGTCGATGAACCGAATGACACTGTCGAACCCATCCTCCGCCCGGAAGTTCTCCCGGAGCTGTTCCCACGCCCACGCCCCGTCGCTTCCACAAAACACCTCCGCGCACTCGTCCGACAATAGCGAATGCACGAATATCACCGGACGCTTTGCCGGTAGGTACGCCACCGATACGAACTTGTTCCGAAGCAGATGGTCAGTGTTCGTCATATTTTCACCAGCTTTCGATGTTCTTCCGGAAGCGCATCGGCCATCGCAAACGCGATTTCCTGAAACTCGCGAAGCGCCCTCGACGACGAGCGGAGCTTGTAGATGTGCCGGAACTCCCGCAGGTTGCACGTCAGGATGAGATTCGTCGTGAAGCACTCCGGAAGCAGGTATTTTGCGGAGTCGTTGCCGCGCTTCCACTGCTCCAGGAAGGACTGCGCGAGGATGTTCTCGATCGCTTCTTCGATGACCGGGGTCCGCAGCACGTCAGACAGACGGACCCTTTCGCGCCAGTGTTGCATGTCCAGCGTCTTGCCGAGCGCCCATCTCGTGGACTCCACCGACAGACTGACAAGCCGGTGCCGCGATATTTCCTGCAACACAGCCCTCGATATTCCCTCTATCCGCCACGTCATGACTATGTGCTCGATGACGCTCTCGTGCCCGGAATTGATTATCTTGGTCAGGAAGTTGATCCCGCCGTCCCACATCCGTTCTTCGAGCTTGTCTACCGACGCCGTGCACGTCAGCGCCGCTTCGACCGCGATTTTCAGCGGCGTGCATTGCAATAGGGTGATGTTCATCGTCTGCCTCCGTTTCTGCGTATCAGTTCGTCCATGCAAGCACGCTTGAACTGGCGAGAGATATCAACGGCATCGCTCATTCTGGATTGACGTTCTCTCTCGTCCGCATCGAAACATTCCCGCGCCGACCGTTGGCAACACGAAGCGAAATACCCGATCGCGAACCCGATTGTGATGTACAGGAGAATCATTTCCCGGTGCTCCCGAATCCGCCGGTTCCCCGCTGCGTGTCCGGCAGCTCGTCCACCTCGACCAGTTCCGCGCGGGCGACGGGGCAGAGAACGAGCTGAGCGATGCGATCCCCGCGATTGATCCGGCACAGGGCTTCGGTACTGCCGTCAAGAGCAGCAAAAAGGCATTCATGCACGCGTAACTGTGGTGACGTGTTTTCGATGAGGACTCCGATCTCTCCGCGATAGTCGCTGTCGATGGTCCCGGGCGCGTTCGGAAGCCGGAGCTTCGTTTTGAGGCTCAATCCGGATCGCGGTCTGACTTGAAGCTCGTACCCTTCCGAGACTGCCGCAGCGAAGCCGAGCTTTATCATCACCGTTTCCCCAGCTTCAATCGTGACGTCAACCGGGCTCGCGACGTCCATTCCGGACGCTCCCGGCGTCGCATATTCCGGAATGATCGCGTCGGGGCGCAGGCGCTTGAACAGGACCTTAGGCATTCTTTTCTCCCTCCCTGATTTCCCTCACGGTCTCTTCGATCAGCCGTTTCGTTTCCTCCGGAGACAGCAACGGACGCTCTCTCAAGCGTCCGATCTTGTAGCCCGCATGGAATCCCACCATGGCCGCCGCTAATGTGACGGCGAAGGGAACGAAGATGTTCATCGGCGCTTCCCCCTGTGCGTGACAACGATGCGCGGAGGATTCTGGAGCTTCGACGCTACGCAATCACACACCTCGTCAAAAGTCTTGCTCCAGTCTTGACGTACTCCCCACGGATAAATCCGGGGGCTTTACGGCGTTTTCTTTGTAATCGCTATTGGGTTTCGGTTTCTCGCCATCAGAAATGCCGAAACGCTCTCGCAGACCATAACGGATATATAGGTCTGCGATCTTGTTCAACACAGCGATAAGCACTGCCCCGAAGATCGATCCGATCACGAACGCAATTCCCGCAATAGTGACCCCGTCGTAGGTCATCCCATCGCCCCCTCAAGGAGCCGTTGGGAGCACTCCCTTTTCGTGGCATGATCTTTAGGAACTGGCATGAAAGGAAAGCTCTCCGGATGGCGAGAAAAACATCCGCTAAACGCAGACATTAAGCGATTCGCCAGGTTCCACTTACGGCTAAAGAGCATGGCATGGTTCCACGCTGTAATAGCGTCCTCGTATGTATCGAATTCGGGTCCCATTGCCCGGCAGCACCGACAAAATACTTGGTAGCCTCGTCCGCACGAAATGACATCCAAAAACGTCCCACCGCATTCTTCACACGCTATTGCATGAGTGATTCGCTCATCCATGGCAACGAACGAATATCCGTGCTCCTTGCACCAGAGGACGGCCTCCTCGCGTGTCACTTCGCACCCTCCCCCAACTCGATCTCCCGTTCCACGCACCTGATGCACTTGCGCAGATCGTCGACGGCCCCGCCCTTCTTCCCGGCGCGCAGCAGGTACTTCAACGCCATCGTCGAAGCAGGAGTCAGCCGGGCAGACTTCGCGATGTCGAACACGTCGCAGTCGGCGCCATTGATGCGGAAGCGGTAGTAGGCAGGCGTTGCGGAGTTGTCCGCTTTGTGTGTCTCGCGTTCAGCGCGCTGCTTGACCGCTCGTTCGATGATCCCGTCTATGTTCTCGAACGGACGAGCTTCCACGTGTTCGTTGCAGCCGTCCGGGAAGTGAACCGTGTGGCCGGCGTCATTGTTGCCGATCGTGATTTTGCATGACTGCGCGATGCCAGTCCCCATAAATTGAGCCGGAATTGCCATCGACTTCTTGAGTTTTTCTATATCGCGCCGTATCGCTTGTTTGATCGCTCGCGCGGTGATGCTGCACGCGCTTTCCTTCATCAAGTCGATGTTTCTTCCCACCGTTTCATCCGGTAGTCCGAAAGGCATTTTCACAAACGCCTCCGTTCTGTCGTCGTTGAATGACACGTTAATCGCAATATTGTCTATCACAGAGTCCTTCAAAAAATCCAACAGGTCCTTCATACCGGCACCCCCTAGAACGGAATCTCAACGTCATCACCTGCATCCGCCGGCGCGTCCATCTCTTCCGGCTTCTGAGCATCATCGACCTTCTTCCCGTTCGCCAGAAACCGCACCTCCGACGCAACGATCTCCGTCACGTACCGCTTCGTCCCGTCCTTCGCGTCGTAGCTCCGCGTCTGGATGCGCCCCTCGACCAGCACAGGACTCCCCTTCTTCAGGTATTTCCCGCAGGCCTCCGCCACCGCGTTCCACGTTACGATGGGCAGGAAGTCGCACCCCAGATCCTTGCCGTCCTTCCCGTTGCCGCGTCCGCACGCCACCGTGAAGCTCGTGGTCGACTTCTGGCTCTGCGTGTATCGCGTCTCTGGGTCCTTCGTCAGATTGCCCATGACGACCGCCTTATTGAAACCCCTCATGCGTTCGTTCCCCCCTTATTCCTGTTGTGCCTGATGCGCTTCCGACGCCATTCCGCCTTGGCTATCGCGGCGCGGGCTTCGTCAAGTTCGATATCCCCAAAGTTCAAGTTTCGATTTTGCGCACGTACGGCCGAATTCCACAGCTCAATCCGCTCTACCAGCTTTTTCAGCGCCATCAGAAGCTCCGGCGTGGCAGCGACCAGATGCCCAATTGCAACGCACCCTTCAACATCATCGTCTATAACGATGTCGCAAATATCGCGGCTCTCGTCGGCAACGTATACGGTGATTTTCCCTTCGTTGTCTTCGTCGACTGCCCATGGTCCGTCAGGCTCATATCTCGGATCATCCCAGCTCACAACTCACACCTCCCCGAACAAATTCCCCTGTTGCTCGTCCTCTATCGCGGCGATTTTAGCGGCGATGTCCTCCAGTTTCGCGTTGAGATCGTCTCTCTCGTGCTTCAGCACCCCCTGCATCGACGGCAGTTTTGCGCGAAACAACGACATCTCCACGTCGCACAGGCTGGACTTGATCCTGTTGCGCTCCGAGTACAGCATCGCAAGGTCCGATATGGCCGTGGTCATTTCGTATCATCCTTTCCTCCGTCGATCACCCGGAACCGGCTCACCAAACCGTCGAAATTCACCGCTTCCTTCAAGGCGGTCTCTCCGCTTCCAAGCGCCGGGACGTCGCCGATAGGCTTCCCCGTAGCGGCATCTATAGCCGGTGGAATCCATTGCTCGAACCCGGCCGATAGGTTGTTCCGCTCGTGGTACCCCTTCAGCGACTTCGGCACGTTGTTCCATGTCGCATTGCGTTCCCCCATCCTGTACAGCGCGATGAAATCCTTTTCCCGAAACGGTTCCTCGCTCTCGAGCATCGTCGAACAGAGTTTTTCCCACCCACCCATCCGATCGAGACACCAGTGAATGGCAGGGTCGTCGAACCGGACCGAGTTCGTATGCCCGAATCTTCGGATGGCGGTTTTCACCTTGTGCCATGCGGTTAATGCGCGGTCTTCCTGATTGCCCTTGAGGAATTCGAGAACATCCGACGGCTTGGGGGGATACGGCGAGGTGGAAGCATGGTGCATCAAGGCCCTTTTCACGTCTTCGAGTTCATATTCCTGTACGAGAAGAAAAAAGAATTTCACGACCTCCGGAGTCGGCCGGTCCGATCTGCACAGGCTATGACACAGCACGAGGCACTCCGTGAATGTCCCCAGGTCACGGGTCAGATCCATGGGTATCAACCTCCACATCGATGAATTCGGTACGAGACGACGATTCGCCGCGAAGGATCGCGTCGGTTACGGACTTCGCATAGTCCTTGACGCTTTGGGGATTCTTCCCGCGCGAGAAGTCGATTTTTCCCCGGTGGTATTTCCCCTCGAACGCCTTGACTATTACGTCCGGGCGAAGGACAAAATCGAAATCCGGGACCCAGTTCCCGCGTTCGCCGCTGGATCCGTTCAGAAACGGCGATGATGCGAGAAGCTGAAAATATTCGGTCCACCATTCGAGATTCGATCGTTCCTTCGATTTGGTCCATGCGGCGTGGATGGCTTTTCGGCGCTTGTCCGTGAGTTCGCGGATTTTCGAAAACGACTTCGGGGCGCAAATCTCGGCATATAGGTCCTTGATGCGTTCGTAGGGAATGGGGTCGCTTTTATCGGGCGATTTCTTGACCTTTCCCGCTTTCGTCGGTGGAGTTGCGGATGAGTCCGCGCCAGCGGGCGAAAGGTCTTTTCCTTTTTCCTCTTCAACTTCCTTTTCCACTTCATATTCAAATTCCCTTTCAACTTCCTTTTCAACTTCAACTTCATATTCAACTTCCAGACATGGTATCTGGACCTCTGAATACCCTTTGATATGGTCTGATATGGTTTGAGATGGTATCGAACCATATACCTGTTGTTCTATAGGGCTTGAATCCATATCTGACCCTTTGAGGAATTGGTATTTCGACAGGAGAACCCTTCTGAAGGATTGTATTTCGAGCTGGTCGAAAAGAGCCTGAAGTCCTGATATGACAAGTTTTGATGTCGATGTCTGGTTTTTGATGAAATTTATCAGGAGGATCGATTCCCTATCTTGGAATACCTTGCCGTCTTTAACGAATCCAGCAATTATCTTGTCTATTTCCTGTTCCGGGAGCCCTGTTTCATACGCTATTTTCCTGCGAGTTATCGTCAAGACCCCCAGATTGTCAGTATGTTCCGAGGAAATGAGGTAGAGATATAGGAGCTTGGCGAACACCGGGAGCCGCTCAATATACGTGTCGCTCCAGAAGTCCATCTTGAGAGTTCTGTATTGTGCCATTCACATCACTCCATTTGCCATTAGTGCCATAGGCACTATAAGTATACAGTTTATCTGTGGTATTGTCAATAGTGCCGCAGGCAACCATTAATTAGGGAGTGGATAACCTTGGAAGGTGTTTACAGGACGCAAGTGCGAATCCCCGATGCTGTTTTCGAGAAGTCAAAAATACTCGCATCGATTCATGGCGTTTCGTTCAACCAGCTTGTCGTTGACCTTTTAACGCAGAAGATATCGACGTGGGAAGCTGGTCATGGTGCGATTCCAACGCTTCCGAAAGAAGATCCATAATAGCTGAGTTTACAGATCGCTCCGTTGATGCAGCGACGTGCCGAACTGCCGAATAAAGGTCTTCCGGGATTCGTATTTGTCTCCGTACAAGGGCGGCTGCCATTGTCCCATCCCCCTTTCTTGTCGCGTTACCGTCACGGATACCCCTTCGAACGGTATAGCACCCTATAGATACCCTATCGATATGGTTTGAAACGGTATCCGATACCCTTCAGCGCGTTCTCCAACTGCTCGAACTGCTCCGTCGGAGCGCCTATCACCGCGTCTGTGTAGCGGGCACGATACGCATGGTCGAAAATGGACTGCGCCGCTTCCGCTATTTTCAGCAGATGCGGCGCGGCCTTGAGCACTTCGGCGATATACGCGCCATGAATCTCTTCCTCCCCGTTGTCCGATTCCGCGCCGTACGTTTCGATGTACGCGATTTCGGACTCTCCGTCACGGACGCGGACGTTGCACCAACACCTCTCGATCTTGAGCCTGTCGGCATGGATCTTGTCCGACAGACTGCGCAGCGTTGCGAGTGTCATGAGGCTTCCTCCATTTCGAAAAGCGGCAATGTTTCCGAAAACAGGCAATGCGGCGAAAACCAGACTCGTTCACGCGCCGAGTTATCGCGCCCCTGCCCCGTTCCCTGATTTCCGTATCCACCAACGGCTTTCCACGCCACAGCCTTCCAGCTTGCAGGGAATTCGTGTTCCCCTTCGTAGCCGCACAAGGCAATCCGCATTAGGGGATCTTCGCCGCGCTCGATAGCCCATCGAACAACGTCGTGTGATATTTCAAGGTCATCATAGGCATAGACGGCTTCCCCTCTGTTTGAAGCTGCCGAATAGGGTGGATCAAGAAAAACTCCGGTAAGACCTATCTTCGTTGTGGGGGAAAACCCGCACACGCGCGACCAGTCGCCGCAACAAACGCGGACATCTCGCAACCGTTCCGAAAGCAACCGGAGCCAATCCAAAACGATATTGCACTTGCGATTCACACCCCTACCCGAATTGCCAATATCCGGCAACTGCCTGTTTATGCCCCTGACCCTATCTCCAACGTGCGGCAGTTTACGGCTTATTTCACCTTCGCCATCTTTTTTAAGCACCAGCCTCCCCCCCATCTGAACCCACGGCCCTTTCCCTGAGCACCACCCGCTGCCAATCCATGAACACAACCCCCAGCACCACCACCCGGCTATTTTGGGATCGTAAAAATCGGGATCTCCTTCGAGCCGGGATACAAAGCGCTCTTTCTGCGCAACAAGCCAGGCATGCCGGGCGTGAAGGTCGTTTTCGTTGACCGGCCAATCGACGAAGTGCGCGACCGCTTCCGGGTCAGCGGCCACCGACCTCCAGAAGTTGGCTACATATCCGTCCTTGTCGTTGACCGTCTCCGTTCTGGCAGGATTCGGACATCCGAGAAGCACCGCACCGCTACCAAAAAACGGCTCTACGTAATTTTGCACAGGGCCGAACCTCTCCCAAACGAGCGAGGCAACCCTTGATTTCCCGCCGAACCACGGGAAGGGCGCTTGAAGCGTCAATCCTCCACCCCCTCCTGCAATGCGAAGGCGGCGAGTATCCCCTCCGCCTTGGCAATGGCGGCCTTCGTAAGAGCCAGCGCGTATAGGCGCTTCTCATTCCCAGGGTTCGGATCATCCAATACCATAAAGTTGTACTTCAGCGCGGCGAGCATGTCCGGCGCGGCGGCAATCACCATCCCGTTGGCCTTGCATGGCATCTTCGTTGATACCAATGGCGGGATATCCGGACCTGTCTCCGTATTGACGTTGGCGATAATGTTTTCATGGGAGTCAACAACGAGCCCCCATCCAGACGCGAGTTTACTTTCACTGAACTTCCACGGTCCCGGCGTGTGTGTCATACCGATTCCTCCCCCCTCACCGCACGCAGCGCAGCGGATGCAACTCGCACAGCTTCGTATCCGAAATCGTTATTTTCCGGACGGAAGACGAAAGATGCCTTCCCCCCATCGACAAGCGTTTCTTTGACGCATACCTCACTCTGGGCAATCTGTTCAAGCGCCTCAATCGCCCCCGGAACGGCGGACATTCGGATATGGGCTTTGACGACTTCCCCCACATCCTCCTTGTATATGACGTATGTGCTCGACCGCCAGCACCCCAATTCTTCGGCGTCGAAAAACTCGCCCCATGTACCCGTAACGCAAAACCAGCCATTCGCGCCCCACTCAGCGTTGTCGATGTAGACCAAGTCGTGGATCTTGATGTCCTCGAACCGTGTCATTACTCGCTCCTCCCGGAATGGAAAGGGGCGGTTTCCCGCCCCGTCTGCGCCACGCCGCTTTTATGCGGCCTTGCCGTTCTCGTCGGAGAGCGGAAGGGGATGCTCGGTCCCTTCGGCCGGTTCCTGTTCCTCGTCGCGCATCGGAAGGACGTCGATGATGTCCTTCTCGTCCTTCACGTTCGTCAGGTCGTCCTTCGTCGTCTCGTCCTGCGCCATCGCCATCATGACCTCGGTCGAAACCGGAAGATATTTCCAGATCGCCATAATGAGCGTCTTCTTCGCCATCGCCTCGAAGTCGGTTTTCCACGGCGAATTCGGGTCCTCGGTCTTCTCCTTCGTTTTGTAGTCCGTCTTCCAGAAGCTCTTGGAAAACTTCTTCGCGTGCGCGATGACCTTGGCGACCGGCCAGACCTCGAACGCATATCCGCCATTCGTCAGATTCGCGACGGCGTAGACGAACTTGGGTTCACCCCTGTCCTCTTCGAGCGATTCCTTATGGTCCAAGTCGGGATGCAGGCCCTTGGAATAGACGAAGTGGTCTTTCTCCCGCACCACGTCGGCGGCGATTCTCGCGACTTCTCGAGATCGCATGATCAGTGCGATAGCCCCGCGCCAGCCGATCTGGAACTGCGCTTCCGGCACAGTCACCCACTCGTTGCCGACCTTTTTCCGGTTGTTGTACGGGATGATGTAGCACTGTCCGAGTTGCGGAGTAAGATCCAGCCCGAGCGAAGACGCCGTCATGAGAGACGAGAGGATCGTCACCGGGCGGCACTGCTGGAGCTTCGGATTTGCGCTGAAGAGCGAAAGGCACTGTCGTGCGTACTTCTCCGCGTTCGCCTTGAGATGGACCGGGAGCGCGAGGGAAATTTCCTTTTGGAAGGATTCGAGCACCGTACCGAATTCCTTCTTGGTAACGACTCCGTTCTGTACTTTCGTCGCGAGCGCCTGCGTCAGTTTCGCGTTGTCGCCTGTAGCCGATGCCATGTCTATGCAGCCTCCTTCTGTGCCTGGGGTTTGTACTTGAACAGGAACCTGCGCGAACCAGGCTTTAGGATCGAATACCGTTCCATCAGTTCGCGTTGCACCTTGTCGCCGTCCGGAATCAACCGCGCCATATCGGACATGACGCGTTCCAGATCGACCTTCACCGCGTCCTTGCTCTTCCTCCACGTCGCGATCCCCTCGATGCCCTGACGGTCGCCGATGATCTCCTGCAACCTCAGGATCAGCGCGTTTTCTCGCGACTCCGCTTCGCCCTTTTCCTGCCTCGCCACCTCAAGCTCGATCGCGAGTTGTTCCGCGATTTCGTCTGCAGGCACCATCTCTGCGTCCGAATCCTCCGGCCAGATCTCCGCAGCGTTGTCGGCGAAACCGATAGCCGGGGGTACATCTTTCAAGACGTGTTCCTCCCAGAACTCGCGCTCCTTTTCGACGATCTGCGAAATGAGCGCGTCGTTGCGTTCGACCTTCTTGAACAGGAACCGCTGCCCGCCGATCAGGACCGCGACCCAGCACGCTTCCCATCCCATGACCTCGATGTAGTGCTGAATCTGGAGGTAGTATTCGTCCGGGAGCTCGTCGTCCTTCCATTGCTCCGACTGGTATGCGGATGTCGTTTTGCATTCAAGCCCGACGTTCGCCCCGACCATCTCCCTGTCGACGTCGGCCAGCATCCACGGATACCTGGGATGCCGAAACATCGCATTCCGCTTCCTGACCCTGAGCCCGGTCCGTTTCGTGAACTCCTTTGCTACCACGTCTTCGAGCGTCGTTCCCCAATAGGCCGCTTCGCCGGGGTCCGAGCGTTCCAGAAGCCCTTTCTTTTCCATGTAGACCGTGAGGGGTCCGCGCCATTTCGATACGCCGCACACAGCAGCCGCGTCGCTGCCGCCTATGCCCCGCTTGCGCCACAAGAGCCAGTCCTCGCGCGGCATGTTCTCCGTGCGCGTCAAGATAATCGGTTTCACACTACGCCGCCTCCTCCGTCTCCATCCGAATAACCGGATGGACGATGTTGTACGCGAGATCCTTCACGCATTCGTCGATAGCGCCGTACGCGTCGCGTCTCGCGCACGCCGCCGAATCCGGCTCGTATCCGGCTTCGCAGTCCGCTTCCCTCTGACATCCGGAGCAAAGCCGGCCCAGAACGTCCTCCCAGATGGATTCGTGGATGCGCGTCGCCAGCTCGCTCGTTGCGCGGTCGGATTCGTTGCATGGGGATGATATAATGACGTCAGACATCCTCCGACGCCTCCTTTCGTTACAGCGGCCCCGAGCGGTTGCGCCCCGTTCGGGGCCTTTTCGTTCACCGCCGCGCCTCCCAGAACGGACACGAATCGTTTTCAGCCATGATTCCGCCGGTTATCTCAGCCTCCAGCGTCATGCCGAGCTTCGAGCTGTCGCAGTCGCCCCACGTCGTGCCGTAGCAATCCGGGGCAGCGTGCTTGCGCCACTTCCGGCATTCGGCGCACGTCATCGTTTCAGTCGCGACAGTCATAGCAGCCCATCCTGTACCGGAGCATGACGACGAAGGCGGCGAGCGGGAGAACCAGAATCAGCGAGACTATGAACCAGCAGGTGCGGAACATGTGGGTCATGCCGGATCACCTCCGCGTGCTTTCTTGCATTTGCCGAAGCATGCCCGCTTTAGCTCTCTGACAATGGACTTGTTGAGCCGCGTTATGAGCTTGGTTTTTTCCTTGTCAGTGATGAGAGAAGAAAAAAACAGGTTGGTAATGCTTATCTTGTGGTCCTCCCATATTCGGGTGCTTTGCAACCACGGCTCTTGTCCCATCCGCTCAACAATGTCCGGGATCTGCACAAGAATCTGTTCGCTCAAGCTCGGAACCAGGGCCCCGAAGCGCAGCACGATTTCGTGCGGTATATCGCTCATGCCGTCCTCCCCTCCGCCTTGGCAATGGCGGCCTTCGTAAGAGCCAGCGCGTATAGACGCTTCTCGGTCCCAGGGTTCGGATCATCCAATACCATCATGTTGTATTTCAGCGCGGCGAGCATGTCAGGGGCGGCGGTGTATAAATCTGCATTTTCCTCGTCGATCAGTTGGTCTCCGGCTATTGCCTCTGTCCAAGGCCCGTCATGTTTTCTGCCGTACCGCAACAGCTCGTAGAGCGCACTTCGTTCCGGCCCCGGCGTGTGCGTCATTACCTCTTCCCTCCGTTCCTCATGTACGACAGCGCCCGTGTCAGGTCCAGACTGGAGCGCTTCGCGGCGGCGTATGCGGCGCAATAAAAATGGTCCCCGTGTCCTGTTTCCAGTGCAAATATAGCCTCGTTGCATTTGGAGACAAACCGTTTGGCTTCCTGCTGCGCCTCTTTGATGCGGACTATCATTTCGTGCTCATTCGCTCCGACCTTGGCGAATTCGCTCATGCCGTCCTCCCCTCCGCCTTATATTCCACAAGCTCAAAAACAAAACCGCATTCCTTACATGCCACGCACCCGTATCCTTCGCGCCGATTAAAGGTCCAGCAATTCGGACACGGCCCTCTTTTGCCGTCATTCATTATTCCGCATTCCGCCTCTACCTCTCGTTGCGGACATTCCGCAATATTACACGGCTCACAAATTCCAGAGAGATTCCCGCCAGACCCGAGCCATCGCAACGGATCGATTCTTCGTGCCATTGCTGTTTCCGTCATGCGCAATAGACATAGCGCGGAGGGCGTCATCGTTTCCATGCGAAGGCATGTCCCGCCGGGATGATAGTTAAGCGATTCCGGGATATGCCTATATTTGCAGTCATCGGGGTTCATACAGTCCTACCCTCCGCCTTCTCGATAACCCCCGCATCCCGCAGCCGTTTCAGCACT